TGCTCAAGATGAATTCGAAGAACTAATAACTCAATTTAGAGAAAAAGACCCAGAAAAACAAAAAGAGATTATGAAATTATTTAAAGACTTAATGAAAATAACAGGCGATTGATAGCTTTAGAAGCTACCGATCGCCTTTTTCATTTTTAATATAATTTCAAGTGATTTTTCATCACCTTCGTGTGCCGCTTTCATAACCCCTAATAATTGTGATTCGAATTCTGCTACCTCTGTTACTACCACGTCTTCTAAGTTCTCTTTTTTCATCCCTAAAACCCCCATTTTTTATTTATGTAATTTGTGAATCGATTCACAATGTTTTCTCGAATATAGAATTTGATATTTAGGAAATATCCCTAGAAACAGCGAATGCGATTGCCTCTGTTGAGACAATCGCATTCTTAATATTTATATTACAATCCTGATAAAATGGGATATTATCCCATTCCACCTCCGGGATCGACCATCATTCTATACGTATTTTCTTGAACAACCTTCGCTGATTGCTCCTTTTGATCTTTAGCAGGAGATATGTATAGTACTCCAACTAGAGTCAATGTCGCTACAATAGCTAACACTTTTTTCATTTAGCATCACCCATATATATTATACCATTTTTATTAAAATCTACCAACATTTTTCTCGGTAATTTGCTGTAAAATCTGTTCCCTGCGCACTCGAAATCCACTATTGACTCTTCTATCAATTTAATGTCTTTCAACGCATAACCTAAAATGCATTTTTTCATAGGACTTAACTTACCGTCTTTTCTTTCGCATTCCTTTAAAAGTTTAATCGCTACATCAGACTTTCCGATTAGCGCTTGGTAAAAAGCTTCTTCGCACACATTATAGATTTTAATTTCCTCTATCCCTTTATTACAGACAAGTTTAATAAACGCGAAAGTATTTATAACACTTTCTTTTCTTTTTATCACTCTTTCAAAATGGCATGCGTCTAACATTTCTAACGATTTATTGATATACCAAGAAGCTCTTTCGTAACTTTCGAAAGTGTAAGACTCTGCAAGATATACTAAAGCTGATGCTCTTAAAAGAGAAAAACAATTTTTTTCGTCTTTTAAATTCATTATTTCATGACACAACTCTCTGGATTTCTCGACGTTATCTTGCATTAAATAAGCGTAAGACAACCCTTCTTTAATTCTTCCTGAATATGCCGTTCTAATGAAATCATCTGGGATTTCTTCGACTTTTGGTTGCAATACTTCAGCATATTCAAACAATGAATTAAATTTTTCTAAATCATACATCGTATAGAAAGTTAGTATTCCATATAACACTTTCATTTCTTGTGTCTTAATTACCTTACTTCTCTTACGGTCTTCTAATTTCTCTAATAATCCCTTACCACTAACGACACCCTTATTTCGCATCCATACCAATTCATATACATAAGCCCATTCTCTATTCATCGCCAACGAAGATGTTTTTTCTATATCTACAATCAACTTTAATAATTCTAAGTCACCAATTGCATTGGCATATTCCATTGCAATTCGCATATTTTGTTTGCTCGTTGTAACTGAACAAAACTTATGTAGCATTTCTTTCTTTTTTAAAGCGTCGTCACCATACAAGATGTTAAGCAACTTAATCATATTCCAAAAATTAAATTGGCTCTTGCCTGACAAGTTTTTGGAAAACGATCCGCCTTTGATACCTAACTCCTTCGCAATATCTTCTTGATTCCTTCTTTGAAAATCAATTCCATCAATAAGTTTGTTCAAAAATCCCCTTAATGCTTTCTTTTTCAATTCCTCTTGTTTTTGTTTAAGTGTCTGATCCATCAAATTTGCTCCTTCTGGAACAAAGACGCTTCGCTCTTTCCCTCAAATTTTAAACAGGAAATTCATACCATAGTAATGCTTTAGTAATATCGGCATGTTATAATGTAAGTGTTACTCGTGTAGTAACCGAAAAGAGACTTATGGCAGATGTTCCCCTTTGTGAGTCGGGCGAACGGTACAAGCAGTGCTCGCAACACTCTTGTACACGCTGTGAGTCTTTTTTTCGTTCCGTTTATTTTAATGTTTTCATAATACCACATTTTTCCCAAAATTCAGTCGTGTAGTTATCAGACAATTGTTGAGAAAGTTGAGAAACCGCTTCAAATCAACGTTTCTAAGTGATGTAAAAATAAAATATGCAAATATGCATGGAACGTATAAAAGACTTCACATGCATATATTACCATAAAATCGAACTTTTGTTCTATTTTTATTATATTTTTTAGTTGTTAAACGACTAAAATCGCCGTTTGGTTAATAAAACAACTTATTGTAGTAGTATGATAGTTCAATATTTATACTTAAATTACTATGATAATCTTTGGACAAACTTTAAAACAGTTAAGAAAGTCGCGTGATTTAACACAAGCAGAGTTAGCTGAAACTCTTAATTTAAGTCAGAGTCAAATTAAGAATTGGGAAACTGGTCGATTTCAACCGGATATTCAAACTTTAGCGAGTATCGCCTCCTTTTTCAATGTTTCTTTAGACGTCCTTGTAGGTTTCTCTAACAATTTCGAGGATGAACCAATACAACAAGTCATTTCTGAAGCTAGGTCAACGTATGGGGCGTTAGACGATGCTCAGAAAGAGCGCTTTTGTAATCAAGTGTTGTTGTTTATTCGAATGATTAAAGATAACCAAGAAACGTTCTGATTTGATTTCATTGTAGAAGAAAAGTTTTCCAATGAATAGTGGTAAAATTTGACATAATTTGACCAATTGTGGTAAGAGGGCATATTGCTCTCTTTTTTTATTTTCATTCGACAAAATATGACAAAATAGTTGTAACTGGATTTGTTATGCTTAAATTGAAAATCTTACATTTTAGAAAGAAAGGATGCAATGTTATGGGCTTTAAGTTTAGAAAAAGTATCAAAGTTGCTCCTGGAGTTAAAGTGAATCTAAGTAGTAAAGGTGTGGGAATGAGTGTAGGAGGAAAGGGTGCTCGTGTCAGCGTAGGCCCATCAGGTACTAGAGTTACCTCTTCAATTCCAGGCACTGGACTTTCTTACGAAAAACGTATTAGTAATAAAAAGAATAGAACTATCCAAAAGAGATCAGCTCAAGAATATCAGGAACAATATTACCCTGGTACATATGAAGTTAATACTTTCCAAACAAAAGATAATAAGTTAAATCATGGCGCTAGAAAATTAATGAAACCATTTTTCATAATTTCAATAATTTCTAGTATTATTTCAGCGATTTTATTACCACCTATTTTCGCTATAGTTTTTGCTGTATATAGTTTCTTTTGTTATAAAAACTTCAAGGTGCCACACTCCGCGATATGTCCTGGTTGTAATAAGGAAAATACAATGTTATTCAAACGTAAAAAGATAAAATGTATCAAGTGTAGAAGTACACTCAATATTAAAAATAAATAAACTCACTACAAGATTATAGCTGGAGGACGTTTTATGAAAATATCTAATAAAGCGCTGAGTATAAGTGGTATAGCAATTCTGCTTATACTCTTTGTAAGAGGAATCTATAATAGTATCAATATGTTTGGTGACACTGAATATGGATTTGGATATATTTTAGGGCAAGCAATTGGAGGAACTTTAGCCTGGTTTAGTATTATTGCATTCATCGTATCTTTAATTTTCTTGGTTATTGGTATTGTGAAGAAAATCAAAAAAACAGGGACTAGAAAACTATTCATTACATCAGCTGTTTCGTTTGGAATATCTGTTGCATCTATAGCTATACTTACAGGGATTAGTTTTGTGACTGGTAACATAGAAATTGAACATGAAAAGATAGCTGAACAGAAAAAGAAAGATGATGAATATTTAATGGCTGCAGCTAACTTTTACAATGACATTGATTCATTTGAAATGTATTCAACTCTGGTTTTATCCGGATACTCCAATACATGGTCTGAAGCAATTAAAAACCAAAAAGATTTTAATGTGGAATTAGTTTCTAAAAAAAACGAATCTGAGACCTTGGTCAATCATGGTGATTTACTCCATACCGAAATGGGGCAACAATTAAAACTAGTTTCAGAGGCTTCTAAAGAACACCCAAAAGAATATAAAGAAGTGTATGAAGAATATAAAAAGATATATAGCATTATAACGGCGCTCAATGAACAAATGACTTCACCTACTGGTAGCTTAATTTCATTTAATCAGAATGTTAATGCTTTAATTCAAGAATATAAAAAGGCTCAAGGGAGTATTAAAATAGCAATTACAGATGAAATTAAAAGTAAATCTGAACAAATCGAAGAATCCAGAACAAAAAAAGCTAATGAAACAAAAGTGAATAAAATATAGATTTTGTTCACTTTTACGATACATTTATGAAACATTTATATGTTACGTTATATAAGTCCTTTTTTTGAATCATTTTCATTCTGTCAAAAAGTCCCAGTCCCCTCTAGGGCTTTTTACGTTTAAATAGAGAAGTGTAGCATATTTCTCAATGCATAAAATTACTTAACATGGTAAAATAACATTTGGATTAGCGTCCAATACATATTATTAAAATTAAAGTGGTTCAAGTCGGAGGAAGGCACCTTAGGGTGTCTTTTCTTTATAAAAAATCCCCTACACATAAGAAGGGGACATACAAGATTTCTATATAATAACATCATCTTTATTTAAAATTTTTATAGCTTTTTTATTAATCTTTGCAACCTCTTTACTTATCAAAGGTAAATCAAATTCATGATCTTTGAATGTTATTTTTAATTCTTCTTTATCGAAAAACTTAAGATGAGTATCTGGATCTATATCGAATCTATCTTTAACCCCAATACAAGCGTTAGTATATACATTAGATTTAGAACTTCTCGACCAATCAAACATTTTTTCATCAAAATGTTCAAAGCAATTCCTTACTTTTCTAGATTTTAATGGAGAATCATCAGTAACTTTTAAAATGTTTCTTAAATATTCTCTATCACGATCCTCGTCTTCTTTTTTCTTTCTCTCCTCATCATTCCTTGGATTTTTAAATGAACCCCATAATAACTTTGCTATATTAGCACTAGAATTTAAAAAAGACTGAGCATAAAACCAAAAGGCTCCTGCATCTACCTCATATTCTTGATTCAAGGCATTTTCCATTCCTTCAGTTGCATAAGAAACAAACTCACATTGAAGGTTTATTTCCAGTAAAAAAGCATGTTTAGTTAATTCATTCATAAGACCACTCCTTTAAATGATTATAAAATTTCACATACTATATCTTAATTATAAACACAAATTCCAAAGCAAGTCATTTTATAATCATCTACCACCTTTATCCTCTAACCAAGTAAGTAGTAAATCCTTTATTTATTCCTCTATCTTAGTGAGTCATTCCCCCAGAACTTAAACAATCTCGTATTTTTCATCTTTTCTTCATAATTAATCTTGACTGAAGGTCTTGAGGGTTTTTATCATGTGGGAACGATTATGGAACACGGCTGGAAGGCAGATTTATCCCCTACTTTGAAAGACTACAAATAGAGTAATCAGTCAAAATAGATGGATAAGCGTCTTTGTTTTCGCCATGCGGTCACTTATAAGGTATCCGTATGTATAGACCCTGTTCACTCAGCGATCTTCATCGCATACATCCTTTTACTATGGCTTGTCCTTGTAATATCGTCCCTACACGACAAACTGAATGCACTCCCTAGCACCGTGATGCTAACGATAACCACCCGAACCTTTTAGAGAATCGTCCCTGGGTAAGTTCTCACCCACCCCCACCAGAAGAACAGGATTCCAATGAGGGGTGCTGTTTTTGTAGGCGCATACTCTGTACCCCCTGCACGACCAACAGCTAGCCACGCACGTAACACGTTCCTCCTATATATAGCAGCACGGAATTACGGCTTATCAGTTTTTATTTACGTGGTATCAGGCAATTCCACGCGAACAAAAAACAAAAAGGCATCTCCAATACCTAAAATGGCCTGTAGATCCACAAGACTTCTAGGTTTAGAGATGCCCGCTATATATCTTTTGACTACAAAAAATACAATTCTAGCATTTACTAGTTGAATTTTAGTCAAACAATAGATAAAATGGGTATATCAAAGAAGCCTCGTGAAAAGGCATAATTGTTTAAGATAGTGGTGGTACACTACTTAAACCGAAATTCTGTATGGGTACAGATTAGTTCTAGCAAAGTCATTCCCGCTAATGGTTGGCGCCAATAGCATATGGGAGTGGCTTTTTGTTTTGTGTTCATATTCAATTGTTTTGTTCAATCTATTTATATAGATTTGATTTATCAAATTATGTTTTGTTTTGTAGAATGTTGCTTGTTGTTTATTACGTTACAACAGGCTTTTTTGTTTGTAAATACCTCTATAAGTGTGTTTATGGCATCTAATCAATTTAATTGAAGGATAAAAAGATACAAAGATAAAAAGATACATTTATCCTTAGATACAAAGATACATAGTTCTCCTTTGTGTATCTTTAGATACAAAGATAAAAAGATACAAAGATAAAAAGATACATCTATTAACGCTGATTTTATAGGGTTTTTATTAAAAGTTATGTACACGAAAAATAGGGTTAATCTATTAAACATAAAAAAAGATACATTTATCCTTTTACTTTTTGTACAAGCTCGTGTTATTATCAATTCGAGAATAAAAAGATAAAAAGATACATTTATCCTTTGTTACATTTATATTACAATTTTAAAAGGAGCGATTCCTGTGAAAAAAGGATACGTAATAATCAACGCCCAACAAAAAGGTGGAGTTGGAAAAACAACTGATTCGTGTATGGAATCTCTTGTGGCTTCTTTAATCTTTAATAAGAAAGTTTTATTTATTGATACTGATCTTCAAGGGAACGGTACAACGTTTTTAGCGAAATCATTTAATATTACCGAAATGCAAAAGACATTAATGAAGTGTCTTGAAGATGGAGACTTGTCAGAAGGTATTGTGCAACTTCATAAAAATCTAGATATGATTCCATGCGGATATGATATGAGGAAATACACTGACTTCTTAATCGAAACTTTCAACACGATTGAAGACAGAACTTTTTACCTTTCTAGACTACTAGAAAAAATCAAATATAACTACGACTACATATTCATTGATATCCCACCTTCAACAGATTTAAAAGTGGATAATGCTATGGTTGCCAGTGATTACATTATTGTTGTTCAAGAAACTCAACAATTTTCATATGAAGGAAGTCAACGTTTAATCTTTGAATACATCCAAACGTTAGTTGATGATTTCGGATCACTCGTAAAGATGCAAGTCGCTGGAGTACTTCCGGTATTACTACAACAAAAACGTGCTTTACACAAAGAAATTGTTAAAAGTACAATTGCTACTTTTGGTGAAGAAAACGTATTTACTACGATTATAAATAACCACGCCCGATTAGAATGGTATCCACGAATTGGACTGCAATTTGAAGATCATCATGATAAGAGAATGCTAGCTTTATTCTGTGACATTTTCTGTGAGTTGGAAGAAAGAATTCACCTTTTCGAAATTGAGGGAGATATAGAAGCTGGATATAGATATACTCCAAAGTATTTAGTGGACAACAAGCTAACGAAATTAGGGAAGGGGATTGACATAAGTGGCTTTAATCAAAAGGGAAACACCGCAAGAACCGAAAATAGCACAATCTGCTAATACAGAAAGAAATGTTCAGAGTACAAATAATAACACCACGCCCCAAAAGAAAGTTTTAACAGCACAAGATAGAAAGAACATAAAAGTAACTCCTGAATCATTTAGCAAAATTAAAACCATTTGTACAATGAAGAGTATGAAGAATTATGAATTCATTGATGAAATTTTAGAGTTCTACATTGCTAATAATTTAACTGAGCGTGAGCAACGTATACTTAAAAATATAACTTCTAGTAACAAGTAGATATGAGGAAATCCCGTCCTCATAGCATTCCTTTATGTATCTTTGTATCTTTGTATCTTTGTATCTAAAGATACATGTATCTTTTTTTAAAAGGGACACTAATATTCATACTGTATATCGAGTGAAGCTGAAGAAAAGTCGAGAATAGGTATAAGGTTTAACTTTATACCTATCTAAATAAACTCATTTATAAAAAGCAAAAGGGAGATAAGCATAACGCTTGTCTTTTTTATTTATTCTCAAAGGTTTTTAGGGAGGATTGTAGATTCTTAGGGAGAATGTTGCAATAGGAACGAAAGGGGGAACGGATATAAATGGATCAGGAACAGTGGAACGGGAATCGTGACTCATTAGAGAAATCTTATTGGACTAAGGAAGTTGCTGAGACACTTGGTATAAGTGATAGCTATTTACGTAAATGGTGTTTGGAACTTGAGAAGAACGGGTACAAATTTATCAAAGTTAAGGACGGAAAGAACAGAGAGAACCGAGCTTTCACGGAACACGACTTGATTGCATTGCGAAAGTTTCAATCCCTTATCGGGAACGCAGGAACGACACGTTCTATGGCCGCTAAAGTCATTGCTGAAGAGTACAGTTCAGAAGATAGGAACGGTGGAACGGGGGGTGTTCCTGCACCTCTTATTAGAGATAATGATCGTGAGAAAGCCTTGGAGGAACTGAAACAACTAGCATTCACTGCTTGGAAAGATGAATTAAAATCAGAGCTTAGAGAAGAGATTAAACAAGAGCTTAAAGAAGAAATACAGCAACAAATGAACGAGGGAATACAATCAGCAGAGGAACGTCTTGGTGAACGTTTAAAGAGCCATGACGAATTACTCATGCAAACGATTCGCGAACAACAAGAGACTAAAAAGATGTTAGTTGCAGCGCAGGAAAAGAAGAAATGGTGGCAATTCTGGATTAAATAAAAAGCCCTGCATATGCAGGGCTTTTTTTATATTCTACATCCTTATGCAATTACATAACATAGATATAGTCCGTTACCCCTGTAACTCTTCCTAACTTCGACCGTACAACTGGGTGTGCTGTTTAGTTAGGGAAGAGTTACTATATTTTCGTTGCAAGACTCTCCATAAAATTGTTAATTGAAGAAGCTTGATAGATTCGTAAATTAGAAGAATTAATATCATACTGCTTATCAGTAATGATGAGGATCGATGGAAAGTATTTAGTTCCTTTCGGTTGCCACGATTCGTTGTGCCATTCCTGACTGTGGAAGTATAATTCATACCTGTTGATTTTATCTTGCATAATCTTTTTACTGTAAACTGACTTTTGAACTTCAATGAAGAATGGAGATCTGCGCCATATTGTAAATGCATCAGGTTCCATAAATTCTTTTCCATATTTCGGTTCAACTTTAAATAGTTTTGGTTTTTCATAATGGATAAGCTGTTTATAAACGTCCACGATACCAAGAAAATGAGGAATCTTTTGGCTAGTTTTTCGAAGTGTGCTAGGTTGGGGAAAATATATAAATGGCTGCTGTATGATATTGGCATCCACATGACCATCTCTTCTTAATCGTTTCATCACTGTATTACAGCAAGTAACCGCGTTTTTTACCCCTTGAAAATGCAAATCTATAATGTCATTACGTGACATACATCTGAAGCGTTTCAAATCGCCCAGTATCGCTTTATCTCTACTCTTCATAATCTAACACCCCAAACAATTGATTCTCTTCTCGTGGAGGATTCTGGTGCTTCATATCCTCTTTAGGAATGCGATAAGGTTCAACGATTTGTTTCGCTTTGCTTAATTCTAAATAAGGAGCTTGCACTTTCTTTAATCCATTTAATTTCAATATCATTTGGCCCGATTGCTCTAAATGTTCTGAACCAGGTGTACCCATGATATTACTGTTAATCGTACTATCACATTTAAAGCCCATTCTTACCGTCATATTGAGTTTTAACTTACCATCTAATACTTTTGCGTCAGGACGTTGCATACTGAGCATAAGGAAGACACCAAGTGATCTGCCGACTGCCGATATTTTTTCGATTGTGGACATACATTCTTTTTCATCTTGCAACATAGCTACTTCGTCAATAGCAAGTAAAATATATGGTTTCTGATTGTCAGGATTCATTTTGTTGTATTCATCAATATGATCTACTTCATACTCTTCCATCAATTTTCTACGTTCGCGTATTTCCTTCCACATTTTCTGCAGCATGATCTTCATTTCGATTTCTTCCATGCAAACATCTTTTACGTGTTTCACTCTTCGCAAAAAATGAAATTCAGAATTCTTCAAGTCGCCCAGGTACAAATGTAATTTATCCGGAGACATGTATTGAATGAGTGTGGACAGAACAACACGTACCATACTACTTTTACCGCTGCCTGTTTCCCCAGCTATCAGTAAATGTGGTGTATTTGAATCAACCATGTCATACACAATCATGTGTCCGAATTGGTCACGACCCACCACAACAGGAAGACGATGTTGTTTTAGTAATGGCTGCCATTGTTTATAGTTGTAATTGTATGGTTGCAGTCCTGCATCTGAATGAAACACATTGAGTACAAACCGCTTAATATCACCTTCAATCGCTACGTTACGCCCTAATATTTGTTGAAAGCAAAACCATTTCTTTTCAATTGTCTTAGGATCCAAACCATTTGGAATAGTAAATACATATCGAATATTTTCTTGTGTGGAAGAAATGGAATGTATTTTTGGATAAATAGGTACTTTCCCACCTCTCGTTTGATGGTCCACAAATAAACCTGCTTTTCCAAATACCTCTATAAGTTGATTCTTCAAACTTTGTTTATGAAACCAATCCTTTACAATCCCCATACGTTCCCCCCTTAAAACATAATTACGAGCCTGATAAATACATAACCAATGAAACAAACTCCACCTATTCTCATTCCGTGATACATTCCATCACTCAAAAGTTTAGCTGCTGCAACGTGATCATTCTTTACAAGGTGCTTTTCTAATATCGCCCCACCAATTGTCGTTACTCCCAAAACTCCTAAAGAAACAAATGTAGTTAACATATAAAACTCCCCTTTATAAACAGATTTTTAAACACTGATGATATATGGGTTTAACGCCTCAAAACCTTGATAGTGTTACTTTGATAGCTAACTTGATAGCTACTTTGATAGTACAAATACTAGTTACCTTGATAGCAATTAAGCTATTTACTTTGATATCTACTTTGATATTAAGTTTGATAGCTACTTTGGTAGCAACCTTGATATAGCATATTGTGGATGGCTTGTACAATATTCAAACTTTCGTGAAGTTTAAAAAGTTTAATTTTGGTACAGACTTGTTAGCAATTATGAAAGTAAGGGAGAGAAAAAGGATGTTTGGACTAGGGAAACCACGTTCACGTTTTAAAAAATTTCTTGATAAAAACGGTCTTTCACAACAAGACGTAGTGAAGGAGAGTGGGGTTAACAGAGGAACAATTAGTCGAATATGCCAGGGCGACGCATTTCAACCTTCATTGAAGAACGGGAATAAAATTATAAAGGCTTTAAAAAAGTTAACGGGGAAAAATGTTGATTATAACGATTTCTGGATGTAATTAGAAAAAAGAATCTTACAATTTTCTTCTTAAATTGGTATGATTTACTTAATTTAAGGGGGCGGTCTTGTGGAATTACGAACAACAGCAGATGGAAATTCATATATCATTGAAGTTGAGAAAAAGAAAGCTTCTAAAAAAGGGATTATAGCTCGTTCGTTAACACTATTAACAGGTTCATTTTTTATCCTTATAGGAATTATTCTATCCATAACAATAATAGGTGCAATTGTTGGTATACCGTTAATTATATTCGGTCTGCCTTTTGTTTTCGCTTCTCTAGGATATCAACGTGTAGAATGTCCTAATTGCAATAGAAAACAGACAGTGAAAAAGGGTATTGGCAATTTTAAGTGTCATAGTTGTGAGAAAAACACATTAATTGAGTGGAAATAATAAGGGGAGAACTGCTATGAAAGTTATTCGTTTTATTTTTAACGGATTTCGTATAATGAGTAAAATCATGAATCCAATATTAAAGGCATTATCTAAAAGTAAATTCTAATTACATAGAAATAAAAAAAGCCGCCCAATAGGACGGCTCTTATTTTTTTATTTCACTTCATACCACCAACCTTTACGGTCAAGGTATTCTTTCATTGCTTTTAATTGCGCATCTGATGTTGGATCAGAAATAAAATATGTTAATCCATCGGGTTCTAAAATGAATTTAGCGGTCATTTTTAAGGAAGTTAACGCCCCTGTAACATCAGGAGTTTCATAAGGTGAAAAAGCACCTGATTGGATAATGTTTTGTTTAGATTGTGGAGTAGGTTGACTTGTACCAGAAGATTGAATTGATTTACCCACAATAACCTCTGCTACAGCTTTAGCCGCTTTATCAAAATTAGCGTGGTACTTTTGCATATCCGTTTCATTATCGATAAAACAAATCTCTGGTAATAGTCCTGTTTTAGTCTTATTAATCCACCCTAATTCCGTAGAAAACTTAATTCCTCGGTCCCTTAAACCAAACGCATCAGCCATAGCCTTTGAAATCTTTGCTGCTAATTCTTTATTACCATATGAAGGATGCAACCATACTTCGCACCCTGTCCCTCCTGGAGTCGCATTTAAATGAAACTGTAAATCTACATCACTATCTTTCACTCGTAAATGATTATCAGCTGCGTTGCTCCATACTGCTGTTTTTGTCGTCCCTACTTCATCAGAACAGTTAACATATTTCCATCCTGCTGCTTGTACATAATTTGCTACAGCATCCAAGAAACGTCTATCCTCTACATGTTCAATTCCATATTCACTATTAGCACCTGGTACAATTTTATTATGACCACCTGAACCTGCAAAACAACCCATTATTCAACCTCTCCTTTTTTCTCTACTTGTTTTTGTTTGCCACCTAAAATCTCAACTGCATTCGTTAGTGCTGACGGTAAAGGGATTCCCATACGTCCTGCATTTTCTAAAAGAGACAACAACTCATTTCCGATAAAGAAGAAAATTGTCGCTTCACGAATGGCGCTATTGCTTCCGAACGCTGAATCTAACTGCGCTGCAACTCCAACCAAAAGAAAAAGCACCACCTTTTTGGCGATGCCTTTGAATCCCACTTTACTTTTCAACTCTCCGTTATATCCTGCTGCGAATACTCCTGTGATATAGTCGATAGCTGCCATGATAACTAGAACTTTCAATGTTGTATCCCATCCTCCCAAAAAGTACCCGCAAAACGCTCCGAATGTAGCTATAAATGTTTTCATTAACACATCAATACGATCCATCTTTTCGCTCCTTTTCTAAAAATAAAAAAGTCTGCTATAAGCACGCTTTGGTTTGTTGTAAAAGCCGTATTTTATATAAAATTAATATATTAAACTGTTTATCACCTCACCTTTGGTATAAAGTTATATTGAATTAAGAAGAAAGGTGATGAAATAAGTTGACTGAAAAATTAAGTTTGAAGGAGAAAGCAGAAATAGCTATTCAAACAGGTTTACAACTAGTTCCATATGTTGGCCCTTCTTTGTCTGCTGCCTATTTTGGAACTAAACAAGAAAAACGTTTTAAACGCATCGAGTCATTTTATCAAGAGTTCTCAGAAGAAATCAAACAGCTTAACCTACAATTACCGCCAATTGATATTCATGACAAAGAGAAACTCGTTTCCATTATGGAAGAATTAAATGATAAAATTGAGAGAGAACATAGTGAACAAAAAAGGAATTATTTTAAGAAATATTTATTTAGCACACTTAACTCGCCAACGACTAATAATTTTGATGAGAGACGATTCTTTTTGGATGCTTTAGCTAATATGACTCTTTTAGAGTGTGATATTTTAATGTTTTTGCACCAACAAAGAGAATTTATTAAAGTCGGAAGTATAAGTGCAGACGGAATAAACCAATATGCTATAGTTGGTGCAATTGGCCGTTTGAAAACGTATGGATTACTAAGATCTGAAACACATTCATTCAGCATTGGTGGTGGTAGTGATAATGCTTTAAATGAAGCTGTTATTATTAGCGATTTCGGGTTAAGATTCATACATTATTGTTTAGAATAACACCTAAACCTGAGGGAACTCAGGTTTTTTTATTTAAATAAAATATAATACTAAAACACAAAAAAATATAAAATAACCAAACTAACCAATATTTAATTAAATGTTGTAAAGGGGTTAGGTTGATTAGGTCCTGAAAAAAGTGAACTATGTTCATTTCATCACCTCTGTTTAAAGTCGCATTACATATATTAAAAAACAACCACATCAAATATACAGTTATTTTTAGCGGGTAGGGATTTGCACCCTACATGTGCTGTTAGTTCCTCTTTTACGCCTCATTTAACTACGGGCCTCACTACCGTAGCACACGATCCTTTAAAAAGGTAACTGCGTCTACCTATTCCGCCACCGCTATATATATTTGTTATTTATAAAAAATGAATTAAGGATAATCTAAATGGACAGCATCAGGGAAAATCGTTTTTAAGTAATCATATCCTTGTACGTGATAGTTATAAGATCTCTCAGATATATCCGGTTGGAAATCAAACAGCCTCACATCGATTACTGGTCTTTCTTCTAAGTAAGCTTCTTTTGAAATATATAATTTTAACTCAATTGTCATCGTAGTATTGCCGTTCAGATTTGTAATAATCGCAAACGCATTTTCTGCAATTAAACCATTATTTAAAACGTATTTGGGGATTTCTAATGCCATGTAACTTCCTCCTTCTATGGTACATTTACTATAATTGTTCCGTCTGTATCGTTTGTAGGCGCCCCTTTTCTAATGCGTAAATTTTTTGCTCCATCTACCCAAAAGTGATAATCGCCCATTTGAAAATGTTTACCGTTCCAAGTATGATGAATCGTTTTTAGGATTGCATCCACTGCAAATGGACCACCAGATTCTATAGGAGTTAGTAATAATTCCCTGTTTTCATGGTTAATCCTAAAATCCCATCTCGCTTTTGTTGTTCCATCGCCGTTGTATTTTTCTAATCGTGCAACAGTTCCTTGAGCGTCACTATGATCGAGTCGCAAGATAGGGCCTATACTATGCCCTTTTTCTTGAGCTGAACGAGCATAGAATGCTGTTGTTTCACCGTAATTCTCTGTATTTAAAGATAGATTGTTAGCTTTTATTCTATGAGTAACTCTTCCAGTAATGTCTGTTTCACTAATATTTACAACATTGCTAAGAGATAACTGGCTTTGTATGATAGACGATATTTTCATATACATTGAAGATATTGTTATGTTATTACCTGTCGCATTGTTCAGTAACTGTAATGCGTGTGATTGTCTTGGATCTGTTGCTCCAAATCGATTTGAGGCAATCCCTTGTATGTTACAATTTTTTGCTCCATATAGAAGGAAACCTGTCGCCCCAGCGTAAACATTACCAGAAATATATTGCCATCCATTTGTATCGGCGATTAAACCTGAACCTACTATGTCTTTTCCTTTAAATACAAAACCGTGTTTTGAATTATCTTGAGCTTCACATCCGATTAACCCTATTCTGGTACCACGAATATCAAAACCATCACCTTGTTCCTGATCTAATTTTCCGCTAAACCAGGATTTACAGTTTATAAAACGGGAATTACCATCTGTATCAGAAGAAATAATACCTTGTAGACCCGATTCACCTGCGGACAGCGATTCATACCAGTTATCTTGAGAATCAAGATAGAATCCATTTTTATCACATCTTAAAGTCTGAACAGCTTTAACCTGCGACTCACCACGTCCAGTAATTACGAAACCAGTACCTTTAGTCTCATAAATATAAACGTTTTCGATATAATGACGAGCATCATGTTCTCCCACAAGACTATCGTTATACATTGCCGCTGCATCTCTTGTATTTATAATATATATACCACCAGCTGCATCACTGGTTTGATTCGCTTTATTTCCATCAATCGTTAAATTTTTGATTCCAATCATTTGCGACGTATCCTTTTTCAAAGCAATTAACGGAACATTACTCCCTGACTTTTGTTTCAAAATAGATTTTCGTCCAGTGCCTTCCAAAGTTACATATGATGGTACTTTTAAATCTGATACAATAAATTTCCCTTCAGGTATAAGAACGCTTCCGCCTTTCCCTTCTAAAGAATCAATCGCAGCTTGAATTGCAAAAGTATTATCTTCTAATATTACATGTGCACCAAATTTCTTTATGTTTATTGAAATATCAGTTAAAAGGGAATTAATTTCTTTATAATCATCGTCAATCCTACGTTTTAATGTAGGCTTTGTTATACCATTAACATTCGTTCTTGCTTGAGCTGCCTCCACAGAAGAGTCACCTTCTACAACCAAAGTATCCAGTTGTTTTTGCACGCTTTCCGATGTGCTATTTGCACTTATAGCTTGTTCTTTTGCCACGCTAGAGTTATTTACAGCTTGCTCACTCACTTCCTGGATTTTATTATGTGACCTTTCTAATTGATCCCAGTTTGAATTCGTATCGTTACGAAAGGTTCTATTTTGTGCTGTATCTCCCAAACGTTTTAACTTAATCGACATGTTTTCACCGTCCTTCATAGAAAAAGAGAACGTAATATACGTCCTCCTGTTTTATACAAAATTCGTTTTTTAATACTTCTCTATTAACCTTCTAACCACACGCGAAATACACGCGCGTATGCTTTCTTTCCTTTAACTTTATTTCTCATACGGAAATAAAAACTTTTAAGATCTCCATTAGGAACGCCTAAATCATAAACAAGATCCACGTCATCGTTTTGTGATGGCGGAGAGGTCTGTGTGGATGAAGCCTTGCTCATAATTTGCTGGCCACTATCAGAAGAAACCATTGCGATTTCGACTTCTCCGCCCTCTTCAGTGAAAATCTGCGCTTTTAATTTTACGTATCTCGTTTTATGTTCAAAGGTGTAAAAGTGACATTCATCTAAAACATCGTGTGTAGACGTTAACCACCAACCATCAAAAACAACATTTTCTCCAATATACGGTGGAAAATGACCTGCAATATCAAAACCATACTGTATAGCGCCACCAATAATGGTTGCAAAACCATCCTCCCTTTCAGCACGAAAAAGACCTCGATGACAATCGACGCCCCCTGCTCCAATATGGACATATCTGTTTGGATCATCTGGGTCTATATAATAAATCCCAGTATTATCAGCAAACGTTTCAGTATTCATGTACAAGCGTTTTAAAGCAAGGTTTAAATTCCCACCATCATCTAACAATTGCTGCACTTGTTTCTGTGTTTGCTGAAACTGTGCTTGAATTGCACTCATCGTTTTAAGTTCTTTAAATGTACTCAATTCAATAATTGGACTCTTGGTCTGATCGGTTGGATCATCTTCTATTTCAATGACACGAATCTTCACTTTCACGTCAGCCTTTTCGTAAAACATATAAACGTAATCACCATAATTAAACTTGTGTAATGGTGATAATCCATTTTCAATTAAATTAGCAATACTAATTTTAAAACGTGTATCTGGTACGTCATTTATTTCTTTTTTACACGCTTCTAGTAGAGTTTCTTTTGATTTATATCGTTCATCACGAATTGGTTTTTGATGAAGCCTTCCGTACGCCTTAGCCATTGGAGACTCATATTCAACCATGAACTCTTTATCGCTTGCATCTTTTCCGTATCCTCTAATATAGGTAGCGAAGTTTGCCATATCAGTATCTTCTTCAAATGTTTTTAAGTTATGGCCATAACGGAATTGTGCATCAGTTTCTACACCAATTTGATTTTTAAAAGTAACTGTTTTTGTTTTATTATCAATTTGCATTTCAGCTCCATATCTATTCAAAGCCTTCTGTAGTAAAGATGATCTTGTATCGTCTCCCAAATTTTCGAAAGTTGTTACTGCAAATGCCCCTTGATTAATGTACTTCCAACCTGTCCCATTGAAAATAAAATCCATACATTGTTTAAAATTAGCGTACCCATTATATAAATCGTATTGCCAATCCATCATATTATCGAAAAAAATGTGAACAGCTGTAACAGATTTTCCATAGTGACCACGTTTGTTTACACCCAATATTACATATTCATCGCCAAACTTATCTTGTATAATCGCTCTTTCATTCACAAGATTATAGGCATGTGCTACGTTTGGGGTATTTAATAAATAAAAAGAAAGAGAGTGTTCACCATTCACACGTCTCTTTCTTTTAACTTCTTTATAATCTGTTAGCATTTCAGATTGTCCATTCAATCCTTGTACAACTAACATCAACCCACCTCATTATAAGTAATAAAATCTAAAATCGAATTCTATTTTAAAATCACCTGTCGTACCACTTAAAATAAAATCATTCCAACCGGGATCGAGCCTGATTAATCCCCAATTCGTATTTTTAAAAATACTTCCTAGCACATTACGATACGCTTTGACACCATCTAAAGTAATAACATCACGTAATGTTGTCGTGCTACCTGTATAGCTCCAAAGGTCACCTGTAGTAACATTTTTTATAGTTAGATTATTAGACTTACCTCTATACTTTATTTTCAAATCCATAAATTTCGGATCAATAGTAACATGACCGGCATTGAAAATACGGAAAGATGTTGTGTTATGAATATACTTTGTATCTTCTGCGATCAAACCTTGACCGATTTGCCACATTTCTGAATCAAATGTAAAAGGATCTAGTGTTGTCCCAATCGATTCGCAAAATGGAGAGGCTGATTTGAAAACAATATCAAATACCCCGTAAGAACCATTTCCCTTTGGTTCAACTTCATATCTTGCCGCTACTCTTACCTTCCAACGTTTTCCTGGTTCCCTATTAGTAGTTATATAAAAAGGTTCTTGCGAAGCAAACAAGTGAAATATTTCATCCCTAAATAAATAAAAGTCGTAAATATCTCTCGAACGAAAGAATATTCGCGACTTTATACTCTCTTGAGAACCAAAGCTTCCCCCAGGTAAATCAAGATCACCATGACGACCAGGTATCTTTTCATATTGTGCATTAAATAAAGGCGAGGAAGGCAAGAACATCAGGACTTTCATGTCTTTATTTGAAGATATAATAAACTTTTGTCCATCAGATTTTGTTATCTTTAACGTTTGCTCGCTCATACTTTCACCCCTTGTACAAATAAACTAGTACTATATTGATTTCCTTGTAATAGATCCAATGGAGATAATAAAACTTCTGCTAGTTCCCTATCATTAATAATAATTTGCAATGGTTTTTTTTGAGCTAATTCATAATTAGTTGGTGTATATGATTTGTTTGAAGGACTTGAAATTGTCGAGAAACTCGGAATATTATTGTCTACATCAGATGATTGGTTTAAAACATATTTAATGCCCTTGCTTAAATTCACGCTACTAGGAATACTTTCATTAAATGTACTCATTATGTTTGAAAAAGAATCTTGATTAAACCCTTTTTGTAACGAGTCGTAGGCTGAATAAGCTAAATTCCTACTCGCTTTTTCTACACTTCTCGTACTTTGAGAAATACCAACTTCAAAACCTTCGCCGAACGGTTTCCCTGCTCCATCTCTTACTAATCTAGATGGAGAGTTAATATTTAGTGTAGCTTTCATCGCCTCAAAGGCCCCTTGTGCTAATCCAGATGCTACTCTAGAAATATACGAACCTTTGCTATCCATCCCTGAGGCAAATCCTTCTGCAAAGCTTCCACCTACACTGTTCGCACTTACGCTTCCTAAGCCAGACTTTCCAGACTCAGCTACGTTTTTACCACTTGCGCTAGCTTGCCCTTTTGTATTTTCAAGTCCTTGTGCAAATTCACTACCGCCCTTTTGACCAGGTGGGTTACCGTTGATAGTATTAAATCCACCATGAGCCGAAGATACTGCTTCAAGTGCACTACCTCTAATGACACCATTTTGATTAACAATACCACTCGCAACACCTTGTCCACCTTGATTACCAGCTGGATTACCATCAATTGTATTAAATGAGCTGTGAGCACTAGCAACAACTTGCAAAGCACTCCCTCTAATATAGCCATCTTGACTTATAATCCCTTGACCTAATTCACTACCGCTTTTACTACCGCCGCCACCATCAGTGGTACTTCCCATAATTCCTTGCACGGCTTGTTTCTTTCCTGTCGCCGCATTTTCTGGAGCTGTATTATTAGTAATACCATTAGCTTGTGTTTGACTTATATCAAATCCAACTTGGGTTAAATCTAACTTTGCACCATTTTGAATTAATGCAGCAATAGCTTTAGCCGCTACTTCAGCGTTGATTGAACCATTTTGCATTCCTTGAACAAGCGTCTGCACATTAAATTGTCCTGCTGCTCCAAGGTCAACTTGAACATTACTTTTAATATCTAACCCCATAGTCTGTGCGACCTGAGGTAAAGATAACGCTCCAATCTGCATTCCATTAATTAATGTTTGAATGTTGTTTTGTCCCTCTTGTGTAGCATCAACTTTCACACCATTTTTAACATTCTGTTGGAAGAACTGAAATACCGTATCAAAAGATAATGTCCCGTTTTGAAGTCCTGTTATCCACGAATCCATTGTCATTTTTCCGTAGATTCCAAGATCGATAGTTGTATCACCTTGCATATTCTTGTTTAGAAATTCTCTTACTTGACTGGTATCTTTCGTTTTAATACCATCAATCCATTTTTGCATGGATTCAATACCACTTTGAGAAAGATCTACTTTATAAACATCTTTTAATTTATTAACATTTGCAGTTGCTACTGCGTTACTATCTATTTCGCCTTTTTTCATCTTGTCTAGGAAAGTATCTATTGTGAATTGTCCTGCTGGTCCTAAATCAATTTTCATCTTCCCATCAATTTCTCTTGCCATAGATTCAGCCAATAGGCGAGAAGATTCTGTTCCTTTCTGCAACTCTCCAACATACATTCCTATACTTTCAATCTTTGAATTACCATATTGTAATTCAAATGCTAACAATTTATCTTTATGCTCTTTTTCAGCTTTTTCTTGTTCACTATTGAAACGATTTGAAACCTCTTCATATGTTTCTTTTCCGAAAAGATAGGCTTTTGTTTTCTCTGCCCATCCTTTCTTTTCTGCTTCAATTTTATTAGCATTTGCAAATACAAGCGAGGCATCTTCGGCCTTTAAATGTTCCTCTAACTTTTTAAATCCATCACCGCGTATGGTTTGTAAATCTGATACATGTTTCGCTTCATACAAAGCGATTGCATCTAATGTAGCTTTCCGTTCTTCAGGTTTTATTTCGCCCATTTTGAAAGCTTTTTCTACATTTTCACGCCAACCTTTAGTTTGCTTTTCTAACGATTTAACACCATCATCATAAACCTTTATAATACTTTCGAATCGTTTTCTACCTGCATCTACTGATAACATGCCACCTGATTCGATTTCTTTTGAAATGGATGTGATTTCTTTTGCTTTTGAATAAAATTGTTGAACATTTTTATCTGCTACCTGTAAAGCTTGGTCAAACTTTTGGGCAAAGTCTTTCGGCATTTTCATGGTATCTCCTTGATACCTTTTTATGCCTTCTTCTAAAATTGTTTCAGCCTTCGTGGCTACTTCAATTTCTTTATTAATAGATTCAATTACATTATTTTTTACTTGTTCTAATGTTTTTTGAGCACCTTCTGGAACAGAACCCATTAACTGGCTAAACATTTTATTAAATTCGCTTTTCTTTCCCTCTAATTCTTTGATGACTTCATTCGTCATACGTTGGAAAGCCTTGATAGTTTCATCAGCAGCTTTATTTGCTTCTGCGCCTGTTTTTAATTTTAGATCAATCATGCTATTAATTGCTTTATCTTTTAAATCTATATACGCGCCTGCAGCTTGTCTTGTACCTTCGCTTACTCTTCCACCGAATTTAGAAGTCTCTTCGCTTGCCTTTTGTGATTCATTAATAAAATATCCGATAGCTGCTGTTGCTCCGGCTATACCTAATACCGTTAAACCAACTGGTCCTGTTAATGCAGCAAATGCCGTCCCTAATATCGCTACAACTCCACCAGCACTTGCGATAGAAGTTGTTAATATACCAACACCAGCTATAACTCCGCCTATCCCTGCTAATATCGTAGCTCCAACTGCTGCTATAGCTGTAAGTCCGAATATCACTCCGGCACTAATAGAAATGAACTTTTGTACACTAGGTGATAGATTATTAAACCCATCTACCAGAAATTGAAGACCACCAACCATTGTGCTAACAACTGGCATTAAAGCATCGCCAATCGTCTTTTTCATAGTATCGAATGCACCACCTAATTGTTCAATGCGCCCCTTCATTGTGTTCATCTTCGTTTCAGCTGTCTCCAAGGCTGTAGTTTTAGACATCTCGCTGTACATGTTATTTACGCCTTTAGCGCCTTCATTGAACAGAATTGTGGCTCCACGAACTGCATCAGAACCAAATAATGTTTCAAGCGCCATACTACGCTGTTGATCCGTTAAATCTTTCATAGATTCATTAAGAGTTCCGGAGATGTTTTCTAAACTTTCTATATGACCTTCTTGATCATAGAATTTAGATGATAGAAAAGCTGAACTCGTTGCTAGTTCACGGAAGGTCGTATCACATTTATCATTCCATTTTGTTACGCCTTCTGTTTTCATTACATATTTTTCTAAAGCAACCTCTATATCCCCCACGTTTCTGGAAGCTGGTTGAATACCGTTTCTTACTAAGAAATCAAATCCGGCTTGTGCATTATATGTGATTAAACCTAAATCCTTCATCTTATTGTAAGCTTCTTTAGTTGATGGATTTAATCTCATAAGCATAGTTTTCAATGAAGTACCTGCATCAGAACCTTTTAACCCATTCTGAGCAAATACAGCTAAAGCTGTTGCAGTATCTTTAAATGTCATACCTGCCCCAGCTGCAACTGCTGCGGAAGCTGAAAGACCATACTTTAATTCATGCACATCAGTAGCCGAGGCATTAGCTGCACCTGCAAGTAAGTTTGCGGCATCGGTAACACTCAATCCATCCTTTTTAAATGCATTTAGAGCAGTTGAAGCAATTTCAGCAGCTTCACCAAGTTCTAGTTCTCCTGCTGAAGCTAAATTTAGCGCCCCTTCAAGCCCGCCATTTATAATATCAGTTAGCGAAACCCCCGCTTTTATTAATTCTTCAATCCCTTTTCCAGCTTCTACTGATGAATATTTGGTGTCTTCACCATACTTAACTGCCAGTTTAGATAGAGTCTCCATTTCAGTTCCAGTTGCGCCTGATACAGCTTTTATGTTAGCCATCTGTTGTTCAAAATTCATTGATTCCTGAACAGCAGATTTCAATCCGCGCCCCATTGCATAAGCCATACCGCCAAATACTAATCCAATTTGCATACCAGCATTTTGCAAATTGTTCCCCATTGTTTCCAGATGTCTACCGGTATTCATCATTCTATTACTTTGTTCATCGAGATGCCTGTTCGCTTGTTGTAGTTCTGTCTCGAATCTATTTAATTCAGTGGTTGCCCGATGCAATTGTTCCGCATACCGTTGCGTAGATTGACTAGTGGCTCCTTCAGCTTGTTGTGAACGATTGTAGGCATCACTTAACTGCTGTACTTTCTGTCTCTGGGTATCAACCATTCTATTTAAAACGTCAACCTTCGCATGTGCTTGTTCGGATCTATTCGCAAATCCACCCATACCTGTACTTACCGATTGAAGTTCAGCTTGTAATGCCTTCATCGTATTAGAAAGCTTATCAATACCCTTTTGATCTGCTTGCCTGTTTACTTGTTTCAATTCATTTTCAAATCTATTTAAATCAGCTACGGCTCGGTTGACCTGCGCTGCATATCTCTGAGTAGCTGCATCATTTTCACCAAGTTTAGCTTTGTTTTGATCATAAGCCGCTCTTAAACTTTTAACTTTTTCTTTTTGAGCCTCAATAATACGATTTAGTACATCAACCTTCGCTCTTGCCTGTTCGTTTGCATTTGCAAATCCGCCCATGCCTGTGCTTACTGATTTCAATTCATTTTGCAATGTTTTTACCGCACGACCAGAAGTAGCAATGCCTTGTCGAAAATCAACGTTATCTAAGGAAAGCCTTACGACTAAATTGTTTATTTCATTCGCCAACACCTCACCTCCTTAAAATATCTGGTCGATGTATGCGAATTGTTTTTCTGTTTGCTTATTCGCTTTCTTTCTTACCAGGCGCAAATAATATATGATGTCCATTTCATCTATTTCATTTAACTTATAGCCCTGCTCCATTAAGGAGAGATACATATCTTCAAAGAAGTCTTTTAAAGTTGTAGTCTCTCCGCTTATTCGTTTGGGTCAATATCTTCTTCACTTTCGTTTGCCCCTATAGCCTCGACTACACCAGTTGTGATGTATTTGAAGAATGCTGCAATTGTTTTATACATAAAACGCGTATCAATTCCGTCTAAAAATTCATCTGTAGTAAATTGTTTTCCGAACCCTCTACAAACAAAATCAATTAAGATGTCTAAAACTTCCGTTTGCGTTTCTTCAAAGTCAATTTGTTGGCTTCTTAGGTATTTTTCTTCTAAATCAGCACCTTCACGTCCAATTCGACCTGAAATGAAGCTAGGTGAGTAAAACGCCTTTTCTTTTCCATCTATAAATAATACGACTTTCATTTTTTGCATTTTGTATGACTCCTTCCGGTTATAAGAAAATAAAAAAAGAGGGGGAATTCCCCTCTTTAAGCTTTAGGTGCTGATGTGCCACCTGCAGTTGCGTTAGGATTAAAGACATCTTTAAACCAATTAGCACCTGTTTCTGGTTTGAAATCCGTCTCATCTTCATCACCTGTATATTGCCAATCACCAGTTGCGTCTACTTTAATGAAAGAACCTTTGATTTTTGGAGTTTGGAAATTAACCTTGTCGCCTTTTGTTTCATAGTTCTCCTCTAACAGTTCAAATCGACCTTTTAATAACCACATAAAACGATATTTTCCATTTGATTTTAATGCCTTGAATCCAATTGCTACATAAGGTGCAATGTCCGAAGCGTTTTTAATCAAAACTCCATTTTTAACTGTATGACCTAGTAAATCAGCTTGTACAGCTAGCGGAATATCTTTAACTTCAAACTCTACTTCTGTTTCACCAAGAGCTGATACTGTATCAGCTGCTCCGTCATCTGCATATAAAGTCTCTGATGAGCTCTTAGGTTTGATTGAAGCATTAATTGCACCAATAATCTTTTTTACTGCATCATAGGAAACTCCTGTTTCATCATCATTTTTTAATTTCGCATAAGTTAAATCCTTTAAACCAATTAAAGTTCCTGCCATATTACACTTCCTCCTCTAATTTTCGAAATCTCATTGCATAATGAAAAATCTTCGTATCATCTTCGTATAGATCAGCGACAGCATACCGAGAAAAACCAATGTTTTTCATGATTTCATTCACTTTTGTATGAATTACTGTTGTACTGTTCTTTGACCAAATATCTGTTTGAAATGTTATTTCACTTGCTATTTCTTCATCGTCAGCAAATGAATTTGGAACATTGTTCAACTCAAAAAATGTAATTCTAGGGAACTCTTCAGCATTTTTTGCTTTTTGATAGTAAACTCGTTTCCCGCCTAAAATAGAAACAAGCTCTTGATTCGATTCAAGAGCTTGTAAAATAACTGGACGTAAATTCTTCAAAATCTCAGCCTCATTTCTTCTCTGAGAATATCCGTCATAGCACGAATTGCTTCTGCTTTTGAAGAACTAAACCCTGGTTCGATAAATGGTTCGGCTGGCATTTTAGATGTACCCCATTCTTTAAATTTCATATAAAAATACGGAGAGCGATCTGCCTTATCAATACCTACCTTAACGGTTTTTAATCCGTCTTCCATTTTAGCTTTAGTGACACGTATATTGTCTGCTGCGTGTTGCCCTGTACGCCAAGGTTCACTTTTAGAAGCTGGCTTTGGACTGGCGCTTCGTGAAGCTCGCTCAGAAATCGCTTTTCTAATCGGCTCCCCACCAGCTGCAAGAGCTTTGTCTTCAATCTTATCTCCTCTTAGCCCCAAAGCATTAAGTTCTGAAACAAGTTGATCAAAACCCATGAAATCTACGTTATTACCCATTCATACCACCGCGTTTCCACATGATTAGTAGAGTATGTTTTTCAGTAGGAATTGCTGAAACAATTTCATACATTTGATTTTTATATTTAATCTGCATATCCGCCGTAACATCTTCTCGATATCGAATTTCACTTTTTCCTTGAACAGCACTGTTTGTTGCTGCTGCTTGGAAGTATTCTCTTCCCTTCAAGAAAACGAATGATCCCCAGGTAGTAAATGACTCTATATATCCATCAATTGGTTCGCCATCTTCGCTTTTTGCATCTGGATCCTTCATATAAAATGCTAAACGTTTATTCCTTTTAGCTAACGTCATAAAGCTTCACCTTCATATTTCATTTGAAGAATATTGCTTTGCAAAGATCGCTCCAATTTCCTATATGAATCAGGGTCATATTGGATGGCCACATAAATTATTACTGATAATCTATATAAAGCTGAATCCTTCTTCTCAGAAACTCCAGCATTAGCAAAATATTCTTTTGCAGAATCAAGTAAAAGAGTGAGGTTCATATCATCCTCACTCCCTTCGATTCGTAAGTATCCTTTTACTTGTTCAAGCATATCATTCATATGCATACCACCTATCAACCACTAGATGCAGCTGTTTTCACTGATAATTCCGCGCTTAATGGAGAAATCAACCCATTGTTACCTACAGATTTAACTTGATATGAATACGTTGTATCACCAGTTAAACCAGTATCCTTATAAGTAGCTGTCGGTGAAGTTCCTACTTGTTTCCCATTACGGAATACTTGGTACTCTTTAATACCCCCATCGTACACAACAGGAGACCAACTAATGTTGGCCGTTGTTACTGTGGTAGCATCAACTTTTAATCCTGTTGGTGTTTGGGGATCCTTAGGGCTGCGCAACTACCTTCGCAACACGGAATGCTGATTTCAGTTTAATTTTATGGTCCAACCAAGCTGTTAAAACGAATAATTCCATACCGCTATCTACATCTTTGTCTCGATCATAAATCATGTTTAAATCATAGTTAAAATGAGAGTAACGGAAATCACCAACTACCGGATCAGTTGCATTATCACAGAAGATAACTGGTCGCCCTAATACTTGCTCTGGCTGAGCGTTATAAAGTGTTGCACTTCCGTTCGCTAAGATTTCAATAATGTCAGAGTAATCTTGGTATGCCATACAGATTTTTGCATTCGCACGATAGTCTTCGTGAAGATCAGCAAGTGCTTTTTTAATAGCTTTATATTTATTTTCAGCACTAACTTCCTTAATACCAACTTTATAGAATGACATTGACTCTTCTCCGACTTTAGGAGTTTTGGCAAAAGCTACTTTTTTCTCTTTTGCTGCTAAACCTGATTCAAGTGCCGCATCTACAGTTTGTACTAAGTTGGTATCAGTACCGTTTAACACAGTTTCTGATACTTTAGCTTTCACTTTGAATTTATTACGTCCAAATGTTACAACATCGCCTTCTGTTTTAATTTCTTTTGCTGTTTCTTCATCTGAAACAAAATTATCATCATCTAATGTGAAGTCGATTTTAGGTACTTCTAAATTCGTGATATTTGTGAATGTAGCCACATCACGTAATGGATTTTTTACAAAAGGCTCATGTAATAATTCATTTGTTAATGTAGATGGTAAGAACTTTTCTCCACCAGAATTATTACGGTCACCTAAAGCCATTTTAGCTTCTTCAGTCATTGGGCGATTACGAATTGTAGCACGAATTAATTCAGCTTTTGCTGCTGTTTTACGTGCTTTTGGGTCTTCACTTTGTAAACCAGGAATATTAGGATCTTGTTTTGCTTGAATAGCTGCACGTTGAGCTGCTTCTTGCTCATCATGTTGAGCTTTTAATAAGTCAAAACGTTCTTTTAAATCTTCTTTAGTATTTTTTAATTGTTGAATGTCTTTAATTGGTACATTAGGATCTGCAGCTTTAGCAACAATATCACTTTCAACTTGTGTTAACTGATCACCCACAGTTTTTAAATTAGCTTTTAATTCATATAATTTCATCTAAATTCCTCCTAAAATTAACTTCAATTTCTCATTACTCGCTTTCGATTCAGCAATAAGTTGTTTTCTATATTCTTGTTCCTTAATATCGTCAGCTATATTGGACTTATTTGATTGATTCAATAAGTCTTTTGGTGTGTTTTTATATCGATTAAACATATCTTTATTTACACTTGCTGCAATTTCAGTTGTCGATTCGACTACATCACATAAGCCGTAATCCAAACATTCTTGCGCTGTTAACCATGTTTCATCATCCATCAACTTTGTTAAATCTTCTTCCGAGATACCATCACCAGCTTTTTGCATGTATGACTGTCTTATAGAAGTGTTAACTTTATCCAACATGTCTGCCGCTTCACGTAAATCGTTAGAATTACCCGCTGTGTACAGCCATGCATTATGAATCATCATCATTGCATTTGATGGCATATGAATTGTGTCTGCTGCCATTGCAATTACACTCGCAATAGAAGCTGCTAACCCATCAACATGCACATTTACATGCGCTTTATGGCGTTTTAGCATGTTATAAATCGCAACACCCTCAAATACATCGCCACCAGGAGAGTTAATATAGACATTAAGTGTGTTGATTTCACCCATGTTGTCTAATTCTTGTTTGAAGCTTTTCGCTGAATGAGCGTAATAGCCTCCACCCCATGAAGCGATTTCTACATATAAATAAAGATCTGCTGTATCATCTGTTTGATTTTTAAATTCCCAGTACTTCTTAATTCCCATCACCTCCCTTCGAGTCAGGTACTCTTTTACCATTTCTTTCTGTAATAGGTGTATCGATTGGATACAAGTCACCACTAATAAGTAGTACATCGCCTCCATCTACAGGTGGCAATTCCTCATAAGCCCTAACCTCATTAGGTTTGAACCAACCAGATCGGATTCCCTTCGAGTAAAATTCACCTCTAGTTTGAATATCTCCACGTAAAAGAGCGTTCACATTGAACTTAAAAGTAAGTCCTTGCGAACGCTCTGTAACAGATAGAAGCTTCTTATTAAATTCTTGTTCATACATTCGTACAATTGGAATCAACGTGTTTTGTAAAAACTCCAATGATTGTTGTTCCATACTCGAAAAGTTAGCGTTACTAAAATCTCCGAGCATATGAGGTGGTATATTGTAAACTGTGGCCACTCGAGATCGCGTGATTCGTTCGACTTCAAATACCTTCGTATCAATAAAATCACGACTTATTTCTTTTAGATCCGAGCCGTTATCTACAATAATTACGCCACTTCCATTTGTAGAATAAAACTCTTTGAACGATTTAAGCATGGATTTCTTCTTTTCATCATTCATATTGGTTGCTATTTTCAGCACAAAAGAAGCTTTAATACCATTCTCCATTTGAGCTAGGCTGAATTCTTTAACTTGTGCATCATAATCAATGGAATCCCTTAGAACATGTATTGGCTTGATTCCTTTATAGCCAGACGTATGAATGTGCTTAACGTGAATCATATCCATATTATGAACATAATACCGTTGCCCATCTTCTCCCTGTATTTCATAATAAAGTTCTTTTGACTTCTCTTCTAAAACTGGTTCTACTCTAGTTGGATCTAAAATATCCAATGCTTCAACCTGAAATCGATAATTATAGCGCTTTAAAGCGTATGCGTTACCTTCCATATCACGAAATACTTCCATTGTTCTAATAAAATCAAAGCTTGTCATGTTTGGATTTGGGGAAGTATTCATTAAATCCGCCATTCTGTTGTTTGTAATTGGATAAAAGTCTTTATATAATTTCAATGGCAATGTAGCTAGCGAATTCGACAGTCGAGAAACAGCTGCGAAGATAGTTTCGTTATTTGCTAGAACATCATGATTTTGCCAACTGCGTTTACTAGTAAGTTGGTTCCATTTCGTAAAATTTTCATCGGTTATCTTTCTTCTGCGGAAAACATTCTTTACTTTGTTCATAAAACCCATCTTCTCACCTCCTAATCATTAAAATTCCACACTTCAACAACTGGTTCTGACGTTGTTAATATCATAGAACGTACATGAGCATTCATTAATGAAGCAATAGGATCAATTCTTTCAATAGATTTCGATTTATCTAGCATGATATTTTCATTGTGATCTTCTTTCGTAACAGAATTCCCAACAGCCCAACCTAGAACTGGATTATTGTCATGAACAACATTCTTAGAGTAAACTTCTTCTCTGAAGTTCTTTGTCGGTTCGCCCAGCGTGCCGATTCCTTGTCTAATTTCAACCATTACATATCCTTCAGCTTCCATATCCTGAGAAAATTGGCTTGCATTCCATGGATCATAACAAATTTCTTTTATAACAATTCCGTATTCTTTTTCAAGATTCTTGATATATTTTTTAATATAGTTATAGTCAACTACACTTCCTGGCGTTGTTGTTATATAACCTTGTTCGTTCCATAAGTCATACCTAGTTTTATCCTTTTTCACTTTTTCCATCATCGTATCTTCTGGCATAAAACTATGACTAAAAACGTTGTATTTATCAGCTTTGATAATGATTCCAAGTGAAGTTAAATCAATTTTAGCTGATAAATCTATGCCCAATACTGCCTCATGGCCTTCAAAATCTTTAAGATTTAAAGAATCATCTCCACATTTATTCCACTTGGCCATATCCATATAGCCATTGTCTTTCATATCGACCCAAATATTCATATTTTTAGTTAAGAAACTTCTCATTTTCTTTGGGTCTTCAAGTGCTTCTTCGAGTTTAAGCTCAATGCTATTTATACCCTCTTTATAGGTACAAACTATAGGATTGGCTTTGATCCAATTTCTTTTATCTTTAATATCATCATCTTTATCCAACTCACAAATCATCACAAAATAACGTTCGTTCTGAGTTTTATATTCTTCATCAATAATCTTAGACACATATTGATATTCAGAAAAACAAGGAGCTGCCTTGTTAAAACCAGCTGTTGTGATAATTACTAGTAATGGATTTTTACGAGAAATCATCCCCGAGTCTAATACATCATATATTTCTGACGTCTCATGACAATGGTATTCATCTAGAATTCCTAAACTTGGGTTACTTCCATCACCGGATTTTCGGGCTTCTTTTGATAAAGGTTGAATTATAGAGCCTGTTTTTAAATGTTTTATCTTTCCGTAAGAGTCAGAGTATTTCCCTTTAAAAAGTTCAACTGGAGACAATTGCAAATTGATTTCTGAATACACTTTATCTGATTGATCGCGACCCCAACCAGCAATATAACATTCTTCAACTTCACCTGATAAAAATGTTGAATACGTAGCTATAATAGCTAACAATTGGGATTTTGCATTTTTTCGAGCTAATTGGATATAAGATTTCCTGAAACGCCTAGAATCATCTTCTTTTAATTTCCAACAAAAGATATTACCACATACAAATAGCTGAAAATCCGTTAGTTCAATGTATTGACCAGCAAGGGTTCCTTTTGTATGTTTGAACATCTTTGCCCATACATAAAAATCTTCTAGCTCAGAAATATCGAAATAAAATGGATAGTCTTCTTGGCTAATCTTTGTTAAGTCATTTAAAAATCTATTGCAAGCTGCTATGTGTTTTTTACAAGCTATTATTTTGCCATCAACAATATCTACAGCATAGTTATATACCCGTTCAAATAACTCTTCGGCTGTAAACTCATTCATAATTTAGACCCAAATTTCTTTTCTGCTATTGTTTTTGGCTGTTCTTCTTGTTTTGTAGGCATAACTAATTTACATCTTGAAGTAATAGTTAAACCTAAATCACTAGCTGCTTGTCTACATTGTTTAAAAAGCTTGTCCTGATTAACGAGCAAATCTGTATAAACATCATTTGAAACTATCTCTTCTATGGATTCAACTTTATTGCCATCCTGATCGGATTTAATAAATATCTCTATCTTCGTTGGGGAAGTATCAAGTAGTGTTTCTGTTACTTGCCAATACATTTTTTCAGACAATAAATAACGAGCTAGTGCATCGACATCGAGATTAGACATAATCCCAATTTCCGCTAGCTCGTCAGAAATCTTTTTGAATTTTCTTCTTAAATCTTTCGGGAGGTAAGTCGGTGCTTTTATCCTATTACTAGGCGCTTTAATTTCTTGCGACTTCCGTTCCTCAATTTCTTGTTTTGTTAAATTCTTTTTTCCTTTATATACAATCAAGTCAATTGGTTGTCTTGGCCGTGCCATCTTCTTACCTCCTTTCAGATTTTTAGTTTAGGGAGCCCAATCCGCCATTTTTGAAAATTTCATTTAGGGAATTTTCTGCGCGTGAAGCGGGGCGGCGGTCTGGAGGGTCGCCTGCCTTCAAATGTTCATAAGGGGGGCTATATATAAAAGTGAATGTATAAATTTCATTTCTTTGTAAACCCCATTAACATTCCATCTGCATACACAATTTCTTTCGATTTCTCATTTATCTCAATAAGCCTAATATCATCACGTCTAAGTAAACTGTTATTACTCAACTTAACCCATAACTTACTTGTTGATACATTGTTGTGTAGTTCATCAAGTTGCTCATTGGTTACATTCATTTCTAACCGCTCTCCGGTATTCAAATGAATAGCGATATCGTTATTATCTTCATTTTCATTTCGGTTCAGACGGATTAAGTCGTTTTGCAATACACGAACTCTATACTCTAATGCACCTAAACGAATATTTGTTAACGTATTCTCGAACTCTTTCTCTTCCTTCATAATCTTCTTAACTAACCATCTAAGCATCACACTCATCCTCTCTTTCCATGAATCTTGTTATGACATGCATTAGATAGACTTACTAAGTTATCTATATCTAAACGTAATTCCCAATCATCTTTAACTTCTACAATATGATGGACCATATCAGCAGGCTCCATCTTTCCTTCTTTGAAGCATTGTTGACACAGGTTATTATCACGTAACAAAGCTTGCTGTCTTACTACTTGCCATGCTTTGCTGTTATAGAATGTAGTTGATCTACTATCCCGCTGTACCTTATCGTAATACCTTGTAGCATTCTTCTTATGATTCTCGCAGTATCTTTCCGTTGTAAGTTCTGGACATCTAGGATGAGCACATGGTTTCTTTGGTTTACTTGGCATGATTATCAAACCACTTCATCACATTAAGAAGTAATACAATTGGCCATACAAATGAAAGTACACATATGAATAACAACATAGAAAAGAATGCACCGACTATTTGATTATCGTTGTACTGTTTCTCTTTGATTACTTTCCTTGTCGCCTTTCGCACATCATAAGTAACCACACACATTCCAACCGTTATATATAGAAGAAACCAGAACATAATAACTACCTCCTTATAAAATAAAAAGGCACCATCACTTGGCGCCTTCTACTTCTTTCCGTACTCTATCTAACTCTGCTGCAACCTTCTCATTAGTCTCTTGCAATTCATCCCATACCTTTTGTTTACGTCTAACACTTGTAGCCTTCTGTAATCTAAAGCGTAGATTCTTTTGATGTTGCATTAACTTCCTTACTAACTTATCAGCATAGAAGCAATTCTGCTCTACACCACATTCAGGGCATACAAAGTAATATCCTTCTATATCTTCAGTAATACGTTTGCTCCTAATTTCTTTTATCTTATATTCATGTTGGCATTGACTACACGTTACATTTGTTTTCATTTATCACCCACCACCTTCTATATAATAGGTAGTAATTCGTCATAACTCCTCCTTATGGTAATACCTTTATCCTATTTGTCTTCTATGTTTCTTTCTTCTAATTTACTCTTTATTAATTCCACATCAGATTTTAGATCATGTAGTTTGAATGAACATTCTTCCCAATACTCAGCACGCACTTTCATCCAACCTAAATCCATTTTCATAAACTTCACTTTATCTTTTAAACGTTTTACATCCGCAACAAGATTCTTCTTATTCCTACGTTCTTTCTTAACGATAGTAATAATCTTATAAACGACTACACTTACCACTACTCCACCAGTAAAAGCTAATACTGTCGCAATCATATTCGTTCCCCCTCATGCAAAATAAAAAAGCAGCTTATTGGCTACTGTAATTGTTCTACTATCTCATTAAATAACCGATGTCCTTTTTCCGGGTATCTTTCTAATCCACCATCAGCGAAATATTCACCTTCACTATTTATAATTTCAATCAGCACTTCCCCCTTTTCCCAAACCTGCAAAGAAAACGCTGCACATGATTCGAATTCTTTTAACGCCTCTTCTCTGTCTGCGGTAGCTAACATAATATCTGTATCAGCAAAGTCCCACATCACAACTGTATAGATCAGCATGAAATCACCTCAAAAGAATCTTTTTTTTAAAAATCCATAACGAAAACTAATTTATACAGGGAAATTAATACCCCATACATCTAGTTTTCTATTTAGTTTACATAATTATTGTTATGGGCAGTTCTTAAAAACTAATATTATGGGAAATCGTTGATAACACTAACTTCCCGTAACATATAATTCCAGTTCTTTATGCACGATTTTATACATAGCGTAGTTTAGCGGGTTTTCCGCACCTAATCACCGTTATTTCCTGCATAAACTTCACCTTGTTAACTATCTCTATTTTCGTTCACTTTTGTTACTTTATTAGCCTCCGAATGTATATACCCATGAGGAACCCAATATAAGGAGGCTTTGTTATGAAACTTAAAAAGACAGAATTAGAAAATGGAATGATCACTTCAGAATGGGAATTTGATATTGTCGGTTGCATCTACGCTATCGCCAATTTAATCCGCGCTCTCCATGAAGCAGGAATCATTTGATTCTTGCTTTTCCATTTTCATTCGTTGTGTTCGTTTGTTTTGTTAGGTTCAGCAAGATCATCTATGATTTCATCAAACACTTCTGCCCTGTCAAATTGTCCCCATTCACTACCGCTATATATTCCATTACCACACGCACTACAAGTTAAGTCGTATTCATAGCTCTCACAACCGCATGATTCTCCACACGTTCCACTCCTATAATCAATATCATCCTCAGTATTAAGATGACCACACTTCTTACATTCGATAGTCTTCTCCATCCCCTCACCCCTTATCTTCCCTTAACAACAAACAAGACGCCACCCAGATCACGGCAGTGCCTACTATAAATCAAAAATCTTTTCCTTTATATCTGCATTTTGTATACACTCAACAATTTCCTTACCATCTAATAATGTAGTAATTTCAATTTCATCATCTTCTGCTTGATTACCATTTAATAACACACCTACATTAGCGATAGCATCTCCTAATTCTTCAAATGCTTTTGTGCAACCTTCAGTAGCTTTCTTTAATCGTTCAAGTTTTACTTCCGCTTCATCAGTGTCAACATTAACTTCGATATCTAATTTATTTCTAGGACTCTTCACTTCTTCCATCATTCATCCTCCTATCCAAATATCCATTTCATTCATCTTCACGTTTAATGTGTAATTTCTATATAACAAAGAAAAAAGCACCCGTTATGGATGCTGAATATGCGCTATTTATCATCTTTAGTTGTTTTTTCACTTACTCTCATAGATAATACATTGTCTAAATTAATCCAAGTATCATTAAGTTGAAACCATTTTGATTCACGAGACCTAGTAATATAATCCCCTAGTGTTTGAACGGTAGTTTCATTATCATCTTCGTACCAGCAACATGTTTTCTAGTTTTTCCATTATTCAATACGATTTCAATTATAAATTCTTTCATCGCCTATCACCTCATATCTTATTATACATAACAAAAAGCCATCACCGAAGTGACAGCTTTCAAGGGGATGGGAGAAAAGAGAGAAAACAAATGGCAAAGTTTCTCTTAGATCAAGGCTGAGTACTCTCAACCTTCTCAAAACAACCGATACATACAATGTGGCTCAGGTTTTTAGCTCTTTGGCTATCCTGATTATCGTGTTCGGTTGCTTAGAGAAGGAAAAGACCTTCTCGTTTATACTCCGTAGAGCTTGTCGAATGAGAGCTATGGTGTAACTCTCTTATAAAGTTTTTTTAATTTTTATCAAGACGTATGAGTTTATTCCGACGCCTTGTTTGAACCAATACACTAGAGGGACGGAAGGGGAATGTTTCCGCTGTATTGGCTCAAACAAAGAGTGGAACTCTTTGCCCTCGTTTTGGTCATTAATAAGAATCGTGAGTAATTACTAATGTACGAGATACGTATACAACTTATTTGGGGTACTCAGAAACGTGATGTTTGTTCAATCAAGAACAACCACCCCCATTTCCATTTTCAAGAGACGACATAATAGAGAGTAATAGACTTATATTTATTATCAACCCAGAGGACGCATTCCGAGCTGATTGATAAATACAATAGAAACAGCATGACGAATGCGAGTTATCTCACACCCGCCACACTGGAATATGTCATTGTAATACATTCATTGGTCTTTTCGTCTTAACGCGGGTTCGTACCGCCTTGCCCGCCCTACTATGCGGTATACGTTACCGTGACATTCTCGCATAAGAACGTTTCACTTATAGGTGTACTAATCCTCTTCAATATGCTGTTGTCAAAGGGCTTGTACATTAAGAATACCGTTGATTTCATTATCAAAATTCCCCCTTTTTATCCCCTATTTTCTCGGGATTTTCTCGGTGTTTTTTCAATTCAAAAACTGCTTTAAAACGTTTAATTTCCTTACCTTCTTCTGTTTTAAAATATCCATAGAATAATTTTGCCGGTCTCACCCAGACTAACCCTGTCTCGACTGACATATAAACTACCACATCTTCTCCTGTTTCTGTATGACGTGCTACCTCAGCTATAACACGATATAAACCGCCTTTATAATGTTCGTATAACATACTGTTCACCTTTTCTTATAATATTTTTAAATCATCCCTAAAGCTGTAGCAATCAATCGAATAGCATTCTTTTTCTTTGCATAGAATGGATCTTTCTTAATTAGCAATTCGTTGTAAATATAATCGTCCTTTAGTTTCTTGTTACTTAGATACTTCATTTTGATGATATTAACTTCATCTTCATCTAAGCCGTAATTCAATACCCTTTCTACTTGTCTAAACTTCATTTCATTAATATGTTTTGTATCACGAATTTCAGGGAATAAACTAATTCCTTCTTGCCTTTGCTCTGCTTCATTCTCGAAACATATCTTTAATGCTCTGTACTCCTTTAAGATGCTTACTACTTCCTTCTGCACCTTCTTTTCTGTCTCCTTATCGATAGCCGGTAATAAAGTCAATTGTCTCTCCATGAAGGAATCCCCCTATTTCGTATTTTGGTTTTTACATTCACATCAGGTACGTGAAATTTTACTATCTCTTTGTTGAATAAGGGAACGATGCTTAGTAAAGTAGCCCCCACCAATCTACTCTGCATGGTTCCGTTATCCATTAAATCCAATCGATATAACTAAACTTCGCTGGTCTAGAAAAATATACATCTATAACTCTATCGTTACCCTCAATACGGTCCCACACATATATTTTCGTCTTTGTCATTCGTTCAGCTCCTTTATAATTACTTCAACACGTGGCTTCTCTGAATACCATTTACTCACCTTTAGATCCACTACCTGACTGTCATCATTCCATATGACCTTATTGAGCGCATCCTTCACACCTTTTACGTAATTATCAACGTCTGGCTTTGTTGTTGGTCTCAGTAACCCTTCTTCTGCTGCCAGTGCTTTCTTTTTAGAGAAGGACTTGAGAGAAGGCTTGTACACCTTCACCTCAAGTTGTAATGGCCCTTCCAATAATTTCTCTGGTGCATACTGTGAAGCTACTAATCCCACATACTGCTTAAAGTTTCTTGATTTCATCGGATCTCTCATATTAATCTTTCCGTTGCGAATACCTGCTCTTGGTCTCCCCTGAGCTACTGGTTCTCCAAGTACTGTGAATTTAATCATGCTACGCCTCCATTTATTCTTTACACTCTTCAAGAAAATCAATAACTTCCTGAACATGCTCCCTCGTTGTCATACTCTCCATCACATATCCTTCATCGTCATAAACATTAACCTTATCTCCTGTAAACTCCATTCCACACATTCCGTCTGCGCCTAATAGCTTTACGTTACCTTCCATTCTTTTAACCTCACTTTCTCTTCAAATGTATTAAATGTTCTTTCTTTGGTGCTTCTGTGTTCCATAAAATGTACATTAATAATTTGATGTAATATTTAATGTGATATTTCATTCATATCTCTCCTACAAAAGGATTATTTATTCAGACTCTCTATATCAACATCTATAAATGTATTTTCAGAAAACCAACTAAGTTTATAATCGCTTCCTTCTATCGACACCTCGCCAATTTCTTCTTTATATATCCCCTTTGAAATAATTCCATGCTCACCACGTTTATAAATAAAATCAAGCTGATTAAATGGTTCTAATGGATCTTTTTCTTTCTTCACTAACTGAAGCCAATTTGTTTTCATACGATCCAACGCTTCGAAACCTGTATATGTTTTTACATATTCTGTTTTATCATCTTGAATTATTGCGACATCTGTTCCTGATTCTCCGCAATCTTTACATATCCATCTAACTTGTGGCGGATATGTAAACAACATTTTATTTTCATACACTTTTTGATGTTTACATAAATTATTCATTACAATCTACCTTTCTATTAAAAGGATTATTTTGTTGAGTTTCTTAACAAACAACGGTTCTCATGAATATTACCGACCACTTCAATATCATCTTCTATAAATTCATTCAGTAATTCATAATTCCCATCTGCATCACCACTTACATCGCTATCTTCCTTAACTCGCTTGGTTCCCCAGAAAGCGCCATCTCCATATTCAACTACACCTACATATCCGTCTTCTTTACTAACTGGATATCTATCAGCTTGAAAAATATCTCCTTCATAAATCTCGTTGTCGTTCTTGTCTTTCCAACCTGTATACCTCATCAAGTGATATTTATCATCTAATTGATCGTAAAGCGTTAAATCGACCTCGCAAAAATCATATCCGTTTTGTTCATGCTCTAAAATTATTAAAGTCCCTATAATTCCTACATTGTGATACATCTTACTCTCGGACATATCATACGCCCTAAATTTAATCTCACTCATTTCTCCTCATCCCCCTGAATAAAACTCAATATTCCGTCAATACTGTAGACAACCCATTAAGTTACTTTCTCCTTGTTCCCCCTTGGAGATGAGCAGTTAGCTTTTGCTAGCTGCTCTTTTACTGTGTATTGTTTTCCCAGCCGTCTGTTCTTTTCCATCCTTGACCACGTAATTCTAAAATATATGACACTCTTCTTTTTGAAGCATTTTCAATTGCTCTCTGTAAACTTTCAATTTCTTTTTGTTTGTATTCCAATTGTCGTTCAAATAATTCAATATCCTTCTCTTCATTTGTTACATATCTTTTATAAGCTGCAATTCTTTCTGCTGGCCACTTTTCCATATCCATTCCCCTTTTCAACAAAATGAAATTTTTATTATAAACAATGAACTTTCAACGCTACTCAATTGTAAATATACATACAATACTATTTATCTATAAAGGGGCGTTTTTATATGAATCCATATCAAAGAATATCTTTAATAATGGTTATTTTAGTACCACTCCTTTTCTTAACTGTCACCCTAATAACTGGTCGATGGGCCTTCTTTTTTTGGAGCCTACTGCCTAGTTTCTTTAGTGGGATAATAGCCTTCAACACTTTTCAAAAATCACGAAAATAGACAAAAACAATTTGCAAAGAGTGCCTTTACAAGGTGCTCTTTTTTTACATACACTTACCAAATAGCGTTTTTGTTTAGTTTTTGATTAATTCCGGATTATCATGAATGTTCCCGATAACTTCGTTTACATTTAGCTCGCTCCATAATGGTTCTTGATGATTAATGCCATTTGATATAACCCATGCACCTTCCGACATCTCGACTTTCCCTGTAAAGGCACCCACTTCTATAGGTCTGTAATCATGGAATTCTTGATCAACAATATCATCTTCATAAATTTCATTACTGTATGCGTCTATTTCTCCAGTGAATTGCCCAACTGATTCCCATACGACTGGTACAAACCCTTGCCCTGGCGCTTCTATATAAGCTAACTTGTCCTCGTAATTTATAACTGCATTACCATAAAACCATTTAATATCACCGTAATCTTCAATTGGTTTACCACGAAACTTAATCTTTCTCATATTCATTCCCCTTTCAAATAACTATTTTGTTAAGATTTAAGCACTTTGTACGCTATCCCTAATGCATCACCCATCGCATAGCATTCTGGTAACTTGCTGTAATATTTTTCATATAATTCTTTATCCACAAAATAGATTGACCTCATGATTTCATGTCTACCACATAAAGTACTTCCCATTAATTTATCGCAGTAATCTTTATACGCTTCTGGATGATGGAACCCTAACAATTCCCAAACTTTCGTAATATGTGTTTTGTGCATGCTTGCCGCATACGTTTCAATAATCATCACTGCAAAAGCACGGTTATTCTTTGCTACCTCAAAAATATCTTTCTTAAATTCTTTTCTTATTTGTCTATGTTTTCTTTTGACAGCTCTGCGTGATCTGCTTACTACTTCCATCTCTCATTCCCCTTTTCGATTTAATTCTCTACCACACATAGGGCAGAAGTTTATTTTCTCTCCGAATAGAGAGTGAGGAACGCTGTTACCTACAACGCTATCCTCTAGATAATTGCAGCTATTTATAAATACTTTGTAATCACTCATGTAACTGGTCATCAAATTCTTTCTATCCCTCAAAGGTTCACCTGTGCAATACTCGCATTTCTCCACGACTTTTCCCCTTTCCGACCAAATAACGCTTTGGTTAAATTATTTTAGAATGGTCTTTGGTTAAAATACTTCCCGTCACCTTTAACGCTGGCCATTTAGAAACAAAGCTTTTCAATGTAAAAATATAATCTTTATGTTCGATAACCTGTACTATTGGCTCACTATTAACATCTATCAAGACAACAACATCATGAGTAGTTGGCGAACTTAAAATGTCCCCGAACTTAATTTTCTCACCTTTTAACGTTTGTATATCTGTAAAAATATCCATATAATCTCCACCTAATTTAATAAAATTCAAATTTGGTCTTAGTATCCGTTCGCTATTCGATCATAGTTAACCTGATTCTTATCAAAGTAAGACTTTTCCATGTCTTCATATGACATACCTAACTTCATTCCGATTGCTATTAAGGATGCAAATACACAATAATAACTAGCATGGGTATCAAGTGAATTTTCACGAATTTTATCGAATAGTTCATAATAAGTTTTATTAGCTTGTCTTCCTACATAATTTACCCAAAAAGCATTGTGAGGAAGGTCATGACTAAACCCGTATTCGTTACCTATACTTGCTATGAAATGAATACAATCTGCCCATTCATCATGTTGTTTTTCCTTATTGTTACGCTTATTCTTCTTCCAGTATTTGAAGTATTCTATTTCATTTGCTAGTTCACTTACTTCCACATAAAAAGCATGTGTTACGTCTCCAGTTAGGTTTTGTCCTTCTAATCCATGAACCTCAACAACCTTACGATCAAACTTGTCCTGTGCTTCAAAAATCTTTTGTATGTTCAACATATTAATTATCTCCCTTTAGTAAAATGTTAATTTTGTCTTTGCGATCAACTAATTCTGATAGATTTCTTTCTGATTTTTGTTTCTCCAGGTTTAACATGTGGATATGTAACTTCGTGTTGCTAACATCGCTTTGTACTTTTTCTAATTCTGATTCGAGTTGAACCCTTGTTTCTTTCTTCATGCAATCCCTCCTACAGTCCTAATTCTGCTGCAAATTCGCCAAACTCAAATCCAACTAATTCCTTACCACTCGGGAACACTGTAACCGGAACGCTCATGTAATTTTTATCAGCTAACCATTGCGCATACTCCTCATTTTCTTCAATATTACGAGTTTCAAACTCTACTCCTGCAGCACCTAGCGCCCATTTAACTTCTTCACAGTTTTTGCAATTATTCTTCGTATAAACAACAATCTTAGTTGCCATTCTCTTCAGTCTCCTTTGCTTCTGCTAGTAATTTAGTAATTTCAAATGTCCCATGCTCTGTATATTTCATCGTTCTTCCTCCTTATATTTAGATAAGATAGTTGTTAAAGCTATTGCCGTTCCTTCATTCGCAATCCATTGTCCTTTATAAAAACCGGATAACCCTAAATCCTCGTTATCATAAGCTGTATCTGCTTTCTTTCTGTTTTCTACCGCTGATAACTGTAACTGTTCGATATACTCTTCAATCGCTTCTCTCATTCTCCCCATCTCCTTTTATTAATTCGAATAGCTCCTGTTCACTCATTTCATAAAGCTGACGCCCTGTCTCTTCTTCCTTATAAATTCCCTTAAGCAGAAGTACTTCTATGTAGATTCTCTTTTTGTTCACGATTGAAATACCTCTTATTTTTCACTACTGGAATTGTCATTGCGTCTTCTTTACTCCACCCTTTATAAACGCGTTGGTAATATGTGTTTTCGCTTATTCCGTTTTTAATTGCTATAGCTACGTTACTGATTCTTTTGATCGTTTTTTTCGTCGCCGCTTCCATTGGGTCTAAACCTAAATCCATAACCCTTTTATAAAATGTCTGATAAGTAATTCCGTTGCTTTTAGCGATTTTTAATTCTTCTTTATATTCTTTAGAAAACTTCTTATATTTTGGTGGTTGTGTCGCCGCCTCGTACGGTGTCATCCCTCTTCTGATACGAGCGTAAAACGATTCAGTTCCAATACCATTGTCTAATGCAATCTGAAACTCCACGCTGTACTTACTGCATTTAACAGCAGCTTCATGAGGATCCATTCCGTCTTTTATTCTCTTTTTATAAGTGCCATAGTTAACACCGTTCAATTCAGCTAACAGCATTAGAGTACGATCTGTTTTTTTGTTTTTTGTATTATGAAGAGTCTGTGTGATAGCTTTTTCAACCGACCAACCATATTCGTTTACACGTTGATATACATTTTTCTTTGAAATACCGTTTCTATTTGCAATTAAATACTGTTCGTCTGTGATGTATATTCTTGTCATTTTAGGCTTCCTCCTTATCTTTCAATGAACAACGGCTTCCTGTATTATTTACTGGCATCGTTGCCGCTCTTTGTGACCCCCACCCTCTAATGTTCACTCTTGACATAAACGTTTGATAATTAATCCCGTTTTGTTTTGCAATTTCTAGCCAATACTTCTTTTCAGAATCCATTTCTTTCGCTGGCTTTGTTGCCGCTTCTTCACAACTCCAACCTAAAATCCTTACTCTGCTATAAAAAGTTCTTTTATTTATTCCATTTTGCATTGCTTTTTTTACCCATTTTTCATATTTCCTTTCACATTTATGCCTAACTGTTCCTGGTGGCGCTGTTAAAGCTTCCTCTAGCCCCCACTTATCTGATCTATAAAGGCGATAATATAGCGTACTTCTTTTTATCCCGTTAGCTGCTGCCCTTGCATATTCCTCATCAGTTAGCCACCGATTTAAAGTCATTTTCTTCCTCCTAATCTAGCGCTAAAAATTCTGTCCTTGTACGATTCGAATGTTTTATCTCAATCTTCTGAATGCCCTTGCCATGCTCTTCTATTGCTGCATTCCACGCTTCACTTTCTGTATCAGCATCAAAACAATCTATCTTTTGCTTTTCGTCTTGATCGTAGAAATGAACCTCGTATGTCGTTATGACGCTTGGCTTCGCTAGGAATTGCTCCGCCGTGCTCTTTGCTTTGTAATCGAAAGTCCCCAATATGTCGTCAAAGCTTAGTTGACTTCTCATTGTTCAAACCTTCTTTCCAAGTTAACGAACTTCCCGTATTCCTTAATGAATGCCAATTCTACTGATCCAACTGGGCCATTCCTTTGCTTTCCTATGATGATTTCAATTGTGTTTTTGTTCTCTGTTTCTCGGTCGTAATAATCTTCCCGATATAGGAACGCTATGACGTCCGCATCCTGCTCTATTTGCCCGCTCTCACGTAAATCGGACATCATAGGTCTTTTGTCTTGGCGTTGTTCTACACCACGACTCAGCTGAGATAGAGCAATCACACATATATCCAATTGACGGGCCATTGTTTTTAGTGTCCGGCTTATTTCTCCTATTTCTTGCGTTCGATTTCCCTTATGTACCGGATTCCCTGTTATGAGCTGTAAGTAGTCGATAATCACCATGATTCTTCTCCCTGGGAACTCATCACATAGTTTTTTAACTTTTGACCAGATAAAGTTCGTTGTAATTCCTGCGTCATCAAAAATTCGAATATTTTTATTGTTCAAAACTCCCATGGCTTGTGTTAATTTCGTCCAATCATCTGGGTTTAGTTCGCCTGTTTTCATGCGATTCCCATCAATATTGCCGTTAATGCTAACCATTCTTTTTAGTAGTTCTTTCTTGCCCATTTCTAACGAGAATATAGCGACTACATCACCTTCACCATGCTCACCTGCTGCATTGCTTCCTACGTTTAGACAGAATGCTGTTTTACCTACTGATGGGCGTGCTGCTACAATTATTAGCTCCTGCGGTTTGAATCCCGCCGTCATGCGGTTTAATTCCGTGAATCCCGTATCCATTCCAGCCAATCCGCGAACTGGATTTTCTAACTCCCCGTAAACCTCTATAAGTCCGTCCTTGATTCGCCCATCGCTGTTCTTGTCTTCCCTGCTTAAATTCAGTAGCGCTGCCATTTGCGTTTGAATAGCAAGTTCAGTGTCATTCCCGCTATGAACCGCCTGTTTTAGCGCTTCTGTATTCCTTACAACCTCTCGATCTCGCCATTTACTCCACACGATTTTTTCATAGTATTTAATATTAGAAGTGCTTGGCGTTGTTTCTGATAATTGAGCAAGATAACCAATTCCACCTACATCTTCTATAAGCCCTTTCTCAGCCAATCTAGCGGTCATTGTTACAAAGTCTACTGGTTCGTTTCCGTTATCAATTTCTAGCATTGTACGGAAGATATGGACGTGCTGAGGACGATACATCTGCTCAGGTTGTAAATTGATATCTTTTATCTTGTCAGGATCTAAAATTAGTCCCCCTAGAAGACCTTGCTCCGCTTGAATGCTATATAACCCCTCGTAATCTAAAGTGTGATTCACTGTCTTCCCCTCCGTTTAATCCCCAATATCTTCGCTATTTCTTTCAAATGCTTTTCCCGTTCCTCCGGCGGCGCCACGTCTTTGCTATTTTCATCCCATTGATTGAACATGGATTTTGTCTCCGAAACAGTTGGCCCCATATATTTCACTTCATGATCTTCTTTTAATAAGTCAGCTGGTTTAGGAGGAAATTGATTGTATTTCGCGTAGTTAGAAAGGTTCTTTAGCATTTCCTCATATTCTTGTTCCGATAGAATAGTAGTCCATAAATCAATTTTCATTTGTGTAACTTCAAATATCGGATATAGCGAACCAATTGCCTTTAATAATTCAAACGTTTCTTTCTTAATCAAGGTCAAAATCCTCCTCTCTAACTTCCTTCTTACTTTTAATCGTTTTAGATTGACCCTTGCCCTTTTCTTTCTTAATCTTCACTACCAATGCATCAAACTGTTTTCTTAACTTAGCCGGAGAAAGAATGTTAGTACTCCAGAAGTCATCCTTTTGTGTCCAGTTAATAAGGTATTTGATTTGTTCATCCGTTCTATTGTCTTTTTCCCTCATTAAACGGAAGTCATTTGCCCACTTTTCTAAGTTAGGTTCTTTTGCTGATGGATTGTTTAGTAACATTAATTCGAATAACAATTTCGCGTTCTCCAGGTCGGAAGTTGAAAACTTTTGACAAGAAGTCTTTTTCTTTGTTGTATTCTCTGTAGTATTCTCTGTTAAAGATTCCGACATTTTGTCAGGTTCCATTCCGACAATGTGTAAGTTTCCATTCTGACAATTTGTAAGAATCGAATCTACCAATTTGTTATAATCCAATTTGTAGTGAACGGTTGGAGCTCCGTTCGCTTTTTTTAATGACGTTTCTACATATCCGGAAGCAACAAGCTTTTTCGTTGAATACCTAACTTGTCTTTCCGTTAAACATATTTCTTCTTCCCATTCCTTATAGGTTTTGTAAAAGAATCCATCCTTTCTTTTTGATTTATCACTGTAAAATACGATTTGATTAAGAAGTATAGCCGTTGTGAGATCGCCTGTTAACTTAACAAACAACTTAGGTACAACAACTATGTTTTCTTGTCCGCTCATTTGAGAAATAATAGTACGTATCGTGTTGTAATTACTCACTTAGTTCACCTTCTTCATCCAACATTCGTAACTCGCACGATCTTCCATGCCTGTGAATCGAATTTTGTCCTTTCCTTTGAACTTTCCATCGTTATAAAACGTTTTTTCTGCTCTATAAACCTTCTTGATTGGCGTTACGTAGTCATAACCTCGTTTCTCCAAATCACGAACTGCTGTTAACATTTCTTTCATTGATCCGCGTCTTACTGGCACTTGGAACATCACGTTTCCTCCCGTTCGCATATCGCAAATCCTTTCGATACTTTCAGGACCCTATAACCTGGGTAGCGTTTCGGATTTATATATTTCAGTACGTTTTGTTTTACTTCTTCCTGGTCAGTGCCTTTTAAGCACCAACCTGGAAGGAGTACCTTACTTTGTGTGTTGATCATTGTTCAAACACGATTTCTGATTGCCCGTTATTCGTTGAATCTTCACTAGTTTCTTCCGCTTCAATAAATTCTGGCTCTGCTGTAATATCTTTTCGAACTACTTCGTCATGTTGTGCCTGTGTTTGAACCTCAATGCTGATTGGTAAGTATTTGAACATTGCTCTTACAACTGTTTTCTTAGCCATTTCTTCATAATCGCTATCCCAAGGGCTATAGCTCTTTGACTTAGAACGGTTTCGTCGTTTCTCGATCTCGCTTTTTGGCATGAATTCCATCTGATACCCACCATCTTTGAAGTGAGCAACTGCATAAGCTCCAATAAATTGACCACGATCACCGAATGAAGGTTTATGTTTTAAAGTAGGATGTAATCCTAATTCGTACTCGAATTCATCATGTTCAAATACTGCGTGAGCATAAATGCTTTGGATATGTCCAGAACGTCTTGCTAAATCAATCATCCCTTTGTATCCGATGATGAATTGAACTTCCTTAACCCATTGAGGATTCTGTTTTGTGCCTGCATTCTTATTGAAAGGAAGCAAGTAACAATGCCCTAGTAATCCTGGTTCTAATCCGAGTTGCACCGCTTGCATCACAGCCCCCATTAGAGAAGGAACAGTGCATTCTAATAACGTTGGGTTAGTGCGAATCGTAGTAAGCGCTATGCGACTCATACGGTCCATATCCATGTGCTTTGGTAATACCTCTGCCATTCTCGGACCCATTTTCTTCATATAAGCTTCAACTGTTTGTTCTGGGCTAACTGGTTTATTTTCAGTACGGTTTGCTAATTGATTTTTAATAGATTCATTGTTTGCCATTGTTCATTTCCTCCCTATTTAACTGTGAATTTTCTACTCTTAGATTCTTTCGTATACTGTTTGTACAATTCTGGTTGTTCTTCTCTTAAACGCTTGCTATCAATCCGATTAGAAACCTGCGTTTTCCAAGAAACCTTATAATTCTCTGTTTTTCCAATCTCATTTGAACCAAGTTTTGCTTTAATTTTGTTTTCATACTCTGCTTTTTGTTCCTCTAATGCTTTGATCTCTTTATCTACCTGATCACGAGCTTCTATTAATAACTCAACTTCGTTTCCTAACTCGACTTCGCTATCCTCAACCGAATCCGGATACATTTCTTTGAGTAATGTAGATGATGCTTCCGAACCATCAAACATTGGAGGGATACCCTTCTCAACGTGGTTTAACCAGAAGTCTTTTTCAATATCGATTAGGTACTGGATGATTTCTTCATCACGTTCAATCTTTTTATAGATGAATTTGTTGCCACCGATTAATACCGCAATCCACCATACTTTATAACCTGTAACTGCCATATAGTGTTGGCATTGTAGAAGGTAAGAAGTTGGAATTTCTTCACCTTCCCACTCTTTCTTTAGGTACTCAGAAGCTGTTTTACACTCAAGTCCTATTTTTTCACCAACAACCAGCCTGTCCACATTTGCTAGCATCCAAGGGTAATCAGGATGTTGTAAGATTGCGTTGCATGTTCTAACCTTCAAATTAGTACGTTTGCTGAATTCCTCTGCTACAATTTCCTCTAGCACATTACCAAAGTAAGCTGTTTCACTTGGTAATTGATCTTTAACCGTTTCACTTGTTTTGTCGTAGTAAACTCCAATTGGAGAACTCCATTTATTTAACCCTGCAATAGCTGCTGCATCAGAACCACCAATGCCGGCTTTTCGAGCTTCTAACCATTGTTCATGGGCCATATCTTCAGTTGTTATAAGTACATTTGCTTCCATCTTATTCACCTGCCACTTTCTCTGTAGAATGAGACTTTACATATTGAGTAATGCATTCTGTATCTGCATGTAGGTAATCCCCACTGAAGTCTAGGCAACTTTCTCCGAAGTATATTTCTCCATTGCAACCCGCACATTCTTCGATGAAGTCTCTTGTTGATGAATCATGATGATTGCCGTAAGTAATCGGATTTTCAATCATTCCCACATTCCTCCTTATTTACTTGGAAGAAACGACGTTGTATAATAGAGACATATGATATTGAGTCGTTTCATGAACCAGTCGATTAGGGGTAATCGGCTGGTTTTATTTTGTTTTGATGCTTTCGAGCATCGGAATATCCAGGAACCCATTTGCTAGGTGGGGGATACCATTAGATTCCTGAATATTCCGACAAGCGAAGGCTTGTCCTATTTAGCTAGAGTTATATAATGGTACTTCTCGATGACTTTCACACAGTTATGTAACTCTTTAGCTTTTAAATCACGCACCATTTTGATGATGTTTGCTTTCTCTTCCTTATCCTTCTGCTGTCTATCCATCACTTTTCATCCTTCATAATCCGTTTGTCTATGCGTTCCATCAGATATCCCAATCCTACAAAAGCGATTAATGTAACTAGTACCATCAAATGTGAGAATGAGCTTTCTTCCATTGTTCATTCCTCCTCTTGTTCCCAAAGAATGTTTAAAGCATTTTCAATTAACCCTTCTAAGTACTCCGTTCTATTTATGATGCTAGGGAATGAGCCTTGTGAATTAGTTAGGGTTGCTGGGTAACGATCTCTAACATCTGTGAAAGCTGATTCTAAAATGTCGATTGCTTCTTTTAGTTGACTCATGCTGTAGCACTTCCTTTATTAAGGAGCTTGTCAGCTACTCGAACCGCATCTTCTAGTTGATTTGTCATTGATAAGTACTGTGGTCTAGTTAAGTCCTTAAGACCGTGCTTTTCTTTATATTTTGTAATGCGTAACTTCAAATTAGTCTTGTATGCAGTGTTGAATGCATCTGTGAAAGCTCTCCATGCATTCGGGATAGTCATTTTTTCTTGTTGTGCATGTCGTCTAATCATTTTGTTTAAGCGTTGCTGCAAGTCACCAATTGTATCGATTCTGTCAATGTTATCTAATCGGTGATTCACTGTTGTTACTTGTTGCTCTAGCTGAACCATTCGTCTTTCACTTTCCATATTTTGTTGAGCTAGCATGTAGATCAACTCAGCTGGTGACTTTGCTTGTTGTTGACGGAATCTCTTTTCTACTTCAATGAAGTATTTTCTGATTACTCGTCCAGCTTCGTTATTTTGTACCATCGCAAACTCTTTTCCGGTATCCAATGTCAGCCAATATTCATGTTTAGTAACATTTTGACGTTCCCCAATTTTGGTGAGCGTTAGATAGTAATCTTCATTCTCTGTGAATCCGTAATTTTTAACTCTCTCCTTAACCCATGTTGTAAAATCTTTCTTTACTAACATCTGTTCATGTAACTCACGAGCATTTACGAATTTTTCACCATTATCATTTTGATAAACTGGAAGCATTTCATTTGCGATTACTTTTAATTGATTCATTTTCTTTCCTCCTTTATGTTCACGTTTCGTGAACATTTAGTTAAAAAATAATAGTTAACTTTTCGTTAACCTTCTACTAATTCGTCAACTGTAACATCATACAATTTAGATAGTAAACCCAATCTGTATATACTCGGTTGCCTCTTGCCAGACTCAAGTTGTGAATAAGCAGATTTTGTTGAGTACCCAAGATAATCGCCCACATAAGCCTGACTATAACCACGATTCTTGCGTAACGCTTTGGCTTTTTCTATATTTAATTTCATGTTTATCACCTTTGTTCGTTTCGTTAATTTGATAATAACACGACGTTCACTATTTGTGAACCCTTAAATTTAATTTTCTTTAAAAAACTTAAAAAGGTTGTCTTTGAGTGAACTTTTCTGTTACATTTTAAATATATATTAGGTATATATTTAATGTACAAACGCAAAAGATAATGGTATATGTGAACGTTATGAAGGGGAGAAAACAAATGAATTACCAATTAATTAGCAAGAGGGTTAAAGAAATCAGGACTGAAATACTCAAAATGAGTCAATCTGAATTCATTAATGCACTTGGACTAAAAAGTAAATCAGCAGTTTCTATGTGGGAAAACGAAGAAATGGATAAATGCCCATCTAGAAAAACTTCTTTAGATATAGCAAAACTCGCAAATGTATCTGTAGCTTATGTATTAGGAGAATCTGATGAAAAGAATCCTATTACAAGTGCTCAAGATGAATTCGAAGAACTAATAACTCAATTTAGAGAAAAAGACCCAGAAAAACAAAAAGAGATTATGAAATTATTTAAAGACTTAATGAAAATAACAGGCGATTGATAGCTTTAGAAGCTA